TACTGAGGATGACACCGAAGAAGAATTGATGCTGAGTTTCCCCAAGAATACGTTGAGTTGTTATAATTACAATCGGCCGTGCCCATATTTAACTGTTTGCTCGGCTTGGAACAATCCACTTCGTAACGCAGATGAGGAGCCACCAATGTCTATGCACGTCGAATATTGGGACCCAAGAAAGGACGACAAAATCCGTGAAGCATTTGATCTAACGAAGGGAGAAACGGGTGAGTGAATTCAGTGAGGATGAAGCAGAACGATTACGTAAAGAGTACCGTTCGAATGTACGCCAAAAGAAAATCAATATTCTTTTGACTGGCGAATCGGGTACGGGTAAAACGCATTTAGCGCGAACTGCGCGCAGACCTGTCCATATTGATTCGTTTGATCCAGGGGGGACAAAAAATCTACTTGACTTGGAGGAGAAAGGAGATATTATTATTGATTCGGAATACGAGAATGAAGATCCCGAGAAGCCATCTAAATTTAAAAGATGGAAAGATATGTTCGAGTTTAGAAACTCTCGACATTACTTTGATAAAATCGGGACGTACTTTCTTGATTCATCCACTATGTGGAGCGAGGCAGTAATGAATTATGTACTGCTTGCTGCGAAGAGACCTGGCACCGCACCGCTGTGGAATAGAGATTACATTCCACAAAAGGTAGAGATTCATAAAGCAATGCGCCAAATTATGAATCTACCATGCGATGTAATTGTTACCGGACATTTACGACCAGTTAATGAGAACCGAACAATAGATGGTGAAGATACACCAGTTTTAACTGGCTATCGCTATCTATCTACAGGCCAAGGGAGTATTATCATTCCGCTTATGTTCGATGAAATTTGGGTGAGTTTAGCTGAGGTAGTTGGACAAAAAGTTAGATATTCTATTCTAACTCAGAAGTGGGATTTATACCTCGCTAAAACTCGCATTGGTAGAGACAAATTTGAAATGAAGGAGGTGCCGGATATAAAGAAACTGTTGGCTAAAGTTGGCTTGGATTGGGAAGATAAACCGAAACTTGGAGGTAATTCGAATGCCGCGTAAGCCTCGAATGACGGATGAAGAAAATTTTCGTGGTGATAAACTAAATGGTACAACACCAACTACTTTAGAACGGAGTTCTAAAATGCCGATGATTGATCCAACCGAACTCGAAATGGACGACATCCACGAAACCTATGTAATGCCAGATAACACTGAGGCAAAGCTAAAGGTTTTACAAGTGTCGCGCCAAGAGCGTGATGATGGTCAAATTTACTATGTCTGCACCCATGAAATTATGGGTGAAGATTACGCTGAAGAGGTGGCAGATTTTATTTATATGCCACACGCCTCGGCACAAACAGCAAAGCAGCGTAATAAAACAAAAACGCGTTTGCGCGATTATACCACCTGCTTTGATTTGGATATATCCAGGCCATTTAATCCTGTGGATGACTGGCCAGGAGCTGAGGGCACAGTTATATTGGGTGTACGTGATGATGCTAAGTATGGTAAGCGTAACACCATTAAGGAGTTTCGCCGACCACGGTAATTTATAGTTAAGCTTGTCGTAGCTTCGAACTCTGCGGAGTTCGAGGTTACGATAAGTTTTGGAGAATAAAATGACAAAAGCATGGAAACCTAGAATAACTGTAGAAGTTTCGGAGCATCAATACAATATACTAAAGGAGCATATTCCATATGGTATGCAGAAGCAAGTGTTCGGGGTTATAATTGAAGACCTAATCAATTTACTAGAGCGCTACGGACATGATGTTATCTTAGCAATTCTATCAAGGCAATTTTCCTTGCTTGAGCAGTACCGTAAGAAGCGGACTATAGAACTGCTAAGCGTATCCTAAAAGGATAAAGCATGAACATCTACGACCTACCCATTCCGAACTTTGGGGAATTGAATGACGAATCTGCCCTGAAGTTAATTTTAGAGGTAAGGCGGAGACGACGAATCAGTTTACCACGCGAAATAAAAGTAAAGGAACCTTCTGCACGTAAAGTGCAGAAAAAGTCTGCTAATTCTGTATTGCGTGGTTTAACCCGTGAGCAGATACAAGAGTTGTTGGATAAGTTGCGTGCTTAGGCGCTTCCGCGCCGCGCGCTACGATTGAACTATGCATAACCTGTTCCAGTGTTAAAATTTTAATTGCGTCTAATCGACGCTAGGAGATTAGAATATGGACTTCGGCCACCACACCGACTTAAAACGTAATTTATTGGCGGCACATAATGCGTTACAGCTAATGGGTCCATTACCCAAAGTTGATATGGGGAGATTAGAAATTGTACCATTCGAGGATTTAATTTGTCAATATGAATTACGTTATAGGGAGGAGTACGGTGACCACAAAGAGTTAATCGATTTAGCATTGAATATAGCTAAGTATGGATTGATCCATCCAATAAGTGTATACTCAGAGTCGGGATTACCTCCATATACAGTATTGGCTGGAGGTCGTCGAGTCGCGGTATGCCGTGAAATACTCGAACTTGAAGAAATTTCGTGTCGAATATTTTGTACCAAAAAATCCACCGAGGAACTTCGTGCAATAGAGTATTACGAAAATACAATGCGAAAAGATTTTACCTGGCAAGAAACAGATAGTATGCGTAGGCTGTTACATTTAAGTTTAGTCGAAATGAAAGGCGAGAAAATTGCGCGTAGTGTAGACGACCCAGGCCATTCGCAAGCAGATACCGCAAAACTATTAGGTGTTAGTAAAGCAACTGTATCCAACTCCATTCGGCGCGCTGAAATTATGGAGGCGATGCCGCAACTTGGCATACAAAATTCCAAGAACGCTTTCGAAGCGGATAAGAAGATTCGTGTTGCCGCGCAAATGGTTAAAGCACAAACTCAGGCCGAGCCTATACCACAGACTATGCCGGCTAAAGTCAAGATGATTCTTGATTCGTATATACGAGGCAATTTCTTTGATAATAAATTTCCCGATGAAAGTTTTAATTTTCTCGAAGTGGACCCGCCGTACGGAATTAACTTAGCAAAGAATCGCTTCTATGATCCAGACGAAATAATGGACATGAAAAATTATGTTGAGCCAATAAAAGAGGATTATCCAGAGTTTCTGGAGCAATTGGTGCATGAATGTTGGCGGCTAGGGGCGAAGGATAGTTGGATAATTATATGGCACTCAGTTTCGTGGGGTGAATTAATACGCGAACTCCTGGTTAAACGTGGATATAAAGTTCCACATAATGGTGGAATATGGAAGAAAGGGGGTAATCCAGGCTACAGTAATCACGTTGATACAATTTTAGGACATGCCCACGAGCGATTTATTTATGCTCGGAAGGGTGGTGCAATGTTACATAACAAAGGACGTAGCGATGTATTCGACCATCCACCAGTTAATCCACAGCAGCGTATTCATCCAACAGAGAAACCCATGTCATTAATGAAAGATATTCTACAAACATTCTGCTTTGGTGGGCACAGAGTTTTAGTCCCGTTCGCCGGAAGTGGTAACACAATACTTGCGGCGTATGATTACGGCATGAGTGCACGCGGATTTGATTTGTCTCAAGTGTTCTTTGCAGGATACTTTAAGCGGGTTATGCAAAACTACGCACAAATGGAGTTAGGCGAATGATGAACTTTGGCGATTACCAAGTGTTGGCTCGGCGTACAAGCAAATTTAAAGTGGGAGAATCCCTGCGAGAAAACGTGCTTATGGCTGCACTAGGATTAAGCGGAGAAGTTGGCGAATTAAATGACAGAATTAAAAAAATGTTTTATCATCAACACCCAACTAGTCGCGCAGATATTGAAGATGAGTTAGGTGATATACTTTGGTATTTATCTGAGATGTGTTCCGCGCTTAGTTTCAACCTACAGGTTATCGCCTACAGAAATATAGAGAAATTAGAAAAGCGTTATCCAGATGGTTTCGATTCAGAGCGAAGCATAAATCGCGGAGAATAGTTATGGAGCGACGGGGTTATGTTGGACTGACATTTACCACGTTAGAATTAGCGGAGTTAGTCCAGGCAATTGAATGGCATGATGCTTCGCTTATGTTATTAGAGGAGACGCTTGAAGAAGATCCAACATTTAGTGATGCGCTTGAAACAATAGCTCGGCGACGCGAAGTAGTACAGCAAGTACGAAATAAAATTCGCCAAATCGTAGTAAATGGTTCGTATCCGCGGAGATACAGAGCGAATTAAAATTTAAACGATGGAGAATAAAATGTTAAATAATTTATGGGATTATGTTTTGGGCTTTATTTTTTGGGCAATAATGATATATATTATGTCACTATTATAAGGAGGTTAAATTGGAAAATATAGAAGCTAGAATAATCCGTTTGGAACTGACAGTACGGCAGTTATTGATGTTACTGATACGAACTTTAGATATTAGTAGGGAAGAAGATTTATTAACTTTATATCATAGACTAATACGGAAGGACTAACTGCTATGCCTAGTACATTTGTACCGCCGAGCGGACGCCTGGATGCACAATTCGTTATTATTGGTGAGCAGCCTGGTAAACAAGAAGTGCTGCGTGGTCAGCCATTTGTTGGTCCAGCAGGAGAAAATTTAAATGAGTGCTTACATGCAGCGGATATATTACGCAGTAAGTGTTACTTAACTAATGTGGTAAAAGATTTCGATCATCCACTTAAATATTATTTCCCCACTTTAATCGGAGGTAAAAAAGAGAAAGTTGAAATAAGTGCTGCGGGATACGAATATATAAATAAATTGCGCCAAGAATTGGCGCAGACCTCAGCCAATGTAATAATTCCATGTGGGAATGTGGCACTATATGCGCTAACTAATCGCGTTGGTATAACCAACTGGCGTGGTAGCATATTAGAATCCACACTTCTACCCGGTAGAAAAGTTATTCCTACATTCCACCCTGCTACTTATACACAAGAGAAATTATACGCCGAACCAGAGAACTATTTAAATAAGTATTTAATTATACTTGATTTAAAGAAAGCTCTGCGCGAAAGTTATTATCCAGAAATACTCAACACTCCACGTAAGCTACATACTAAGCCTGATTACCATGATGTATTACTTTACTTACAACGATGTAAGGTTGCTGGCTATGGCGGTATCACTATATGGTTTGATATTGAACTTACACCTAAAACACAAGAGTTATCCTGCATAAGTTTTACTTTAAGTGATGGCGAGTGTATGTGTATACCATTTGTCGATTCGAAAGGAGATTATTGGGACAGCGAGCAAGAAATGATAATAATGAAACACATAGCTGATTTACTAGGTAATCCTGAAATTAAGAAAGGTGGACAAAATATTATATTTGATTCGCATTTCCTTTTGAAGAAGTACGGCATCCGTACTTCTAATTTAGATGACACGATGATAGCACAGAAAATATTGTACCCTGAATTTCGCGTCGGGTTAAACTTTATTACCGCGATGTGGACTGACATTCCATATTACAAGGCTGAGGGTAAAATTTGGTTGGAAGGTACAGGTGAATATCAGCGTGGTTGGGAATATAACTGCTACGATTCGTTTAGTTGTGCAAGTGCATTCCCACGCCAATTTTTAGAATTACATGACAGGGGAAATATTGGCGCATATTTCTCCAAGAGAAATGTTATTGAGCCATTCACCTATATGATGGAACATGGAATTAAAGTTGATTTACAGGGTATGAGCCTCGCACGAGACACCAATAAACAACAGCTAGAAATGTTAGAAGAAAAATTTAAATCCCACGTTGGTGCGGATATTAATATTAACTCGCCAAAACAATTAATGGATTATTTCTATGTTAAGTGTGCTGTCCCTCCGTATATGGAGGAACAAAAACTAACGACAAATATTCGGGCACTCCATCATATAAAACGTAGTGGACATTGTGTAGAAGAATGCGATATATTACTCCAATATCGTAAACTACATAAACAGCTCGGCACATATTTAAATTTAGAAAACGTGGACGCGGATGGTAGAATACGCTGCTCGTATAATCCCGTTGGCACCAAGTATGGCCGAGCAAGTAGTTCTAAAAATATATTTGGCACAGGTTTAAATCTACAAAATGTTGCGCCTGAAATGGCGGAATACTTAATTGCTGATGATGGGTACATTATTTATTCCATGGATTTATCCCAATATGAAAATCGTATTGTTGCGTACGTTGGTCAAATTCCTGAAATGGTACGCGTATTTGAGGAGGGTTTAGATTCGCATAGAATGACCGGGAGCTTGATATTTAATAAGCCCTACGAGTTAATTAGCGATGAACCAAACTCTTGTTCCATCGGCAACGGCGATGGAAGTGAACGCGATTGGGCTAAGCGATGTAATCATGCGTTTAATTATGGAATGGGATGGCGTAGAATGAGTCAGCTGTATGAAATACCTGGTAACGAGGCAAAATGGTTGCACTCTGCCTACCATAAAGCCTACCCACGCTTAGAACACGGCTATTGGAAACACGTACAAGATTCGCTTAAATCAAATCGAACAACTCGAAATTTATTGGGTCGGCAAATAATGTTTCTTATGCCTTGGGGAGATAAAATGTTACACAACGCGTATTCTAGTATTCCACAATCGACATGTGCGGATGTAATTGATTCGCGCGGCATTGCCTTCACGTATTACAACGAGGCCCCGCACTTCCGAACGGTAGAATTGTTGACTCAAGTACATGATTCAATTGCATTTCAAATGCCCCTATCGACGCCAATAATCGATCATGCTAAAGTAATTCTAGATATAAAGGCTTCGCTAGAAACACCTCTTGTTTGGCATAGCCAAACAATAAATACTCCAGTTGATTTGGTTGTGGGTAAAAATTTGAATAAACGTTCAAATTATTCGAAGAAAGTTAGCTTGATTAATACGAATATAGATGCACTGGCGTATGCGCTAAAGGAGACACACATGAAACTTACTTAAGGAGAAAACATGGACTGGCTAACAGATTATTTACGCCTAACCGACAACACTGAACCGCCAGAAATATTTAGACGGTGGGTTGGCATTTCATGTTTGGCCAGTGTGCTACAACGAAAGGTATACTTGCCTCGCAGCGATGATTTGGTAATTTATCCAAATCTCTATATCGTGTTAGTCGCGCCACCTGGCAAAGCGCGCAAAGGAACGAGTATGAAAGTGGGATTTAAATTGTTAACTGAACCCGCTATGCAAGTCGTTCTCTCTGCCGAGGCAACTACGCGTGAAGCGTTGATTCGATCTTTGAATAATGCTAGACTGTTTTATCGGAATGAAGATGGTCTTGAAACTCCACACTCTAGTCTAACAATTTATTCACCTGAACTCGCGGTATTCCTCGGTAATGGCTCCACACAAATGTTCTCGGATTTAACTGATTGGTATGATTGCCGCGATATTTGGAACTATGAAACGAAACAGCGTGATACGAGTGATTCAATCGTAAACGTGTGGGTAAATATGATTGGCGCAACTACACCCGCATTAATACAGAAAACCATACCTCCGGATGCAATTGGGGGTGGGTTAAGCTCTCGAATAATATTTATCTACGCGAATCGAAAAGGTAAAATTGTACCAAATCCTCGTACCACTGAATTGGAACGTGAACTTCGAGCAGAATTATTGACGCGACTTGAGGAGATTCATTTACTTACTGGACCATTCGCTACTACACCAGCATATGATGAACTTTGGGATAAATGGTATACAAGTGTGGAAGATAATCCACCATTCCAAGATGATAAATTTGCTGGTTATTTCGAACGTCGGCCAGAGATGGTGTTAAAATTGTCTATTATTATGCACGTATCGCGCGAAGCTAGTATGATTATTGATGATATAGATTTGGCATTGGCAATTAAAACGCTCGAACATGCCGAGGTACATATGCCTAAAGCACTACGCGGCGTTGGACAAAACTCGTATGCAACTGTAATTGCTAGAGTAATTGAAGTAGTTTCGCGCGCTGGTTCGATAAAGTACGGCGAGTTGTTGGGATTATTTTTGGATGATGTTATGCCACATGAATTCGATGATATATTGGTGTCACTTGAGAAAACTGGTTGCTTAAATTGGTTTCAGAATACAGGGGAGATTAGATTAGCGGATTAGGTTCCAGTGTTAAAATTTTAAATCGGAGGGAAGCTAACAACTTCCCTCCACTTACCTTACCCCACCTAAACTCGGTCGATCATCCCGATTAGATTTAAACGATTGTGTGTTCTTCTTCTCTGGCGCGAAGAACATCTTATCTATTTGCAGTCCACCAGGCACTAAACTGCGCAGAACTGTTCTAGGTAAACTTGTACCTTCTTCACCAATTAATGCTCGGCCCATACTCGAAATAAATCCCGCTGTTGGTCCTCCGAGCTGCCCGCCTCGAACTTTCAGCGAACTAGCAAATGGAATAATCTTAGCCGCCTCACCCAACGTACTACCAAGCCCAAGCTCAACGAGATAACTTAACTCGCTCTGATTCGGCTCAGGTCCACGCAATAATGTCCGTGTAAATGCTAAAGGCGGATTTGGCAGAGGTGATGTACCCTCGCCCATATCTTCCATTAGGAAGTTGAGTATAGTTCCAGCACCAAGAAACTTTAGCACATTACCCACCACCTGTTTATTGGTCATATTTTTGTTAGCTATACCCAACACTTGACTGGTTATCATATCATAATTATTAATCGCAAATGTTTGAAACTGCGTTAGTGCACGACCCCACTGCTTACGTTGAATTGGAGCACGCTCACCGCGAAGTGCACTGCCTTGAGTTAGCGTAACTGCATCGTCCGCTATATTAAATGCAGCTTCGCCAGTTTTACCCGCCTTCAGCGCGAAATCATATCCAACATCCCAACTAATATCTGCAGCAATTTGGTCAGTAAATCTAAGCCCCCGTGTACCTACATCACCAAGGTATGTGCTAGCTCGCTGTGCGGCCTCTCCTGCGCGTCGAGTCAATCTATTCTGCTGGAGTAAATTTTCTAATACTCCCGCGCCAGCTTCATCAAAGTATATATCCGGATTACGCACGTCCAAACTTTTAGAATGTTCCCGCCTAAATTTCATCTTAGGATGACCCGGCGTAGCTAAATCGGCCATATATCCCAATGTAGCTTGGATTGTTCTACCATAACCATACAGCTGCCCTGTGTTTAGCAGGCCCAATGGCTGAATAGCTATGGAAGATATATTACCTGCTATTTGCGAATTACCTAAACTTCGACCAATTGAGAATAGTATACTGTTCCAGGGTGATGGAATAGATTGTTCAGGCTTACCTGCGATGTGATTATTCCACTCACTTATCACCTTGTACAGTTCAGGCTTCTCCACCGACATACGCCAAGTATTACCCGTAGTTGGATCAATAATAGGCGTGTCGATTAATTCGTGCACTTTAGCTACGAATGGACCCAAGTGTATTTGTCGCAGCGCATAATCTACATAATTCTCTAGTATATCAAACACGTTCATCTCAGCTGGAAATACACCACCTCGCCTAGTACGCTCCATTGGAAATGGGGTGTTCTTTAAATTTGCGAAGCGTTGGTTCTGCAAAGCTGCAGTGTCCTCAACAATGCTAGTTTTTATACCAAATGCTTCATCTAAATTAGTCGCACGCATATGAGTAATATAGTGTGTTACATAGTCCATCGGACCTCGACCGGTATTAGATCTCACTTCCTGTGCACGTCCAAACAAATCGTCGAATATACCCCGAACAAATGCTTCAACAGTTAATTCCTTTGCTGTAATTGGTCGAGGTTCTACATTCGATTCAATTAAAAGATCAATCGAACCTTCATTCAAGAACATATCCGCCCCAATTGCGCGCTGTTGTTCCTCAGAGAATTGGCGTCGGATACGCTTAATTGCCTTCATATAATCTGCGCGATCCTTAATTAAATTTTGCTCCACTCCTCTATACGCATGTACAATATCACCCTGACCAGCGGCAAGTAGCTTACGTGCTAAAGTCTGGAAACTTTCAGGCCGAGTCACCTTCTGAAAATTAGTTAGCTGTGCTCGCGGAGTTAAATCATCTACCGAAGCTACCGCAAACCAATCGTTAAAATAAATCTCTGGTCTGTGCGTACCATCAACTTCGCCTTTCGTACGCTTTATAACAAAGTCTCCGCGTAGCGAAGCCTCACTATCGAAGCCCATATTATTTAGGCTCATGTAAGGCTTAGGCGGAGGTGATTGCGATGATCTATTGTACTCCTCATAGATGGCTTTTTGGATTTCATTTAATCTTGGGTCGCGCCTAATTATTTGCATTATATCTTTACCAAATCGAATCGCATCATTCTTCAATTCATTAAATGCCATACGCTGCTCTGGACCAATACCACCAGGATAAAATGCACCGAGAGTAGTTTCATCAGGCGTGGGGACTAAATTTTTAATCGACCGAAGTATTTGGTTATACGTGCGTCGATTCGGTGTTTCAATCTGGTCAGTGTGATACTTTAAAGCTCGGCGGTAAAGTTCACCAAGTTTAGGCGGCAACTCCGCGCTAATATCTACACGATTCTCTAAATTCTGTTTGATTTGCTCATAAGTGTATGGGATAGTTTCGTGCTCGCCTGAAGCAACATATTCTGCACGTTGCTGTTGAGTTAAATCCTTGGGTTGGCTCAAGTTACCGTCATTTAATTTTGCCGTTGCTTCAGTCAACCCGGTTGAATGATTACGCAGATAGTTCTGAGCATAGCTTGCTAGAGCTTCCGGAGTTTGCGGTATCTTACTAGACTCCGCACTCATAGCATTAAATTGTTGTTCAGTTAACTCGATTCCCTTTTGGCGTAAAAAGCGCGCTATAACTAAATCTGGTTGAGGTACGCCATTAATAGCCGTAGCATTTCGCTGATATTCTTGGAATCGCGTAGGAGTTACAACTGCTTCAGTTGCAGGAGCACTAATTTCCGAACGTAGAGTTTCTGGTTTAACGCTCAACCTTTCCGCAATACCTTGTATCATACTGCGCGCATCATTACGTTCACGTAGCGGCGCATTAGGATCATTCAATATTCTATTTGCTTCATCGAGTACACCTTGCTGTTCAGGAGTAATTTTATTCGCTATAAGTTCCGGGCCAACTAAACCTGTCTTTTGTATCCGCGCACGAAGTGTCTTTACAGCAAGATCAGTTGAAGCGGCAGTATCATCTAAGAATCTGCGCGCCTCTGCCAGCGCTGTTTCACTATTGGGATTTCTAAATAATGCGTCTAGTATATCACGTGCGCGTGTAGCAAAATCACCTTGACGTGTAGGTAACACAGGTTCACTCGGAGCCACGGGCCTGGAAGGAGGTTCTTCAACTATAGTACGCGGTATAGTTGGTGCAGCTTGCCGTGGTCTACCAACAACAGTTTGACGCATAGCAGGTAAAAAATCAGCTATGTATTGTTCTTCCACGCCTAACTTACGCAATCCCGCCTCGACATTACCAGGGACAGCTCGAAGAGCTTCGCGTTTTAAATCGCTCAATGCAGCACCACGAGTTTGTAACGTACTATCATTGCTAAGTAAAACATCAAGCGCGTCGCTAACTACTTGCTCAGGAGTACGCACTCTGGTTGGTATGCGCTCACCAGCTAAAGGTGCCGCAGCTCCAGTTGGCGCAGTTGGAGTAGGCGTAGGTGTTGGTGTAGGTTCAACTGGTAAAGGTTCCGGTGGTGGTTCAGGCGGACGTTCGCTGGGTAATATATTCCGCATGCGCGGTTCAAGTCGAGCAACAATTGCCTCATCTAATCCAAGTTTATCTAATCCACCCGCCTCTTGAGCACGCAACTGCAACTCACGCATAGCACCAAGGCGTGCTTGTGCAGAGTAACGTTGGTCATAAATCCGCTCAGCTAATTGCTGAGGATTTAATTGATTAGCTACCGGAGTAAAATCTTCAACCGTCATACCGCGCACAGGAGTACGACCAGTAACAGTTTGTATTGGTTGAATATCAGGCAAGTCTAAAGCCGCATTTAATACTGTATTAAACATTGGACCAAAATCACGTATAATATCATCGGGTAAGCCAAGTCCACGCAGGCCCGCTTCTAAATTTCCTGGACTAGTTACATTAGCTTCACGCATTATCCGCCGCGCCGCGTTCATCTGTGCGCTTGGCGGTTGATTCGGATCCATCATAACATCAAACGCATCTAAAATATAATTAGAGAACATTCCAGGTGGACGAGCACGCGGTACCGCAGATTCAATTGGCGGTAAAACTTCAGGTTCAGTAGGTACAGTTGGTACAGCACGCCTAGGCTGGTCTGGTACGTTGCGTCGTGTTACTGATATATCACGGAGTCGCGGGGTAAGGTAATTAATAGTTGTTTCACCATAACCAAGCTCGGCTAATCTCTCCGCTGTAGTACCAGGCGATGTAGCGTTATAAATTGCACCTTTAAGTTGGCGTAAATTTTGTGTTAATTGCATTCCACGCAACTCGCCACCCTGAAGTTCATCTAAAAGCGGATCAATTATTCCACGCGCCGCCATTAAAGCATCTGCTCGAATATTTCCAGTGATTAAATTTTGTTCCCGAGTTCGTAATGTACCAAGTAAACGGTTCCTAGCTGCAGTTAATTCTTCTTGACTAATTTTAGAAAGAAGTTCGTTAGTATTAGCTTGTATTCTTACATTATCACCTAACTCCATAGCTTGCATTAAATCAATCGCAGCGCGCCTGTTAGCTCTATGTACACGACCGAACGCACGATCAGTAAGAATCATCGCAGCAATTTCAACACCAGCACCAACTGCACCAGCAATTTCAGGCGAAAAGCCAAGATCAATTGCTTTCTTAGATGCAGCAGTTGCCGCGCCTTGAACTAACGCAATTGGTGCGAGTGCTATATCCGATCCAATTTGGCCTAATCTAGTACGCGGTTGGTACGTATATTGTTGCGTAATATTTTCAAACGGAGCAATATCGGGTGTATCGGGTAAAGATAGTGCGCCTTCATCATACAAGCGTTTTAAATAACTTAGTGCGCTACCCACACTACCAGCTACATATGCAGCACCACCAGTTAATGCCTGCGCACCAACTTCAGCATACGGATTAAACCTCAGCGCACCCAGTGGTTGCGCGCGTGAAGGTAAAACAGTACTTATTGCTTGACCAGCTGCGGCTGGTATATCACGTATAGCTTGGGGAACAGTAAACGAAGTTTTAGGCGCTTGAGGAAGCTGGATATCTTTATTTAACTCTAAATTATATAAAGCTCGCTCTACAAGTTGCGCTTCTTCATCATCAAATACGCTTGGTGGTTGGGTGGTCTTTCTATTCATTCGTTCAAATATTACACTTTCTAAACTTGGAAATACAGTTGCCATATTAGCACCTTACATTTTTAATGTTTCGCACCAAGGGGTCCCCCGTAATTTGCTTTGCTGCTTGACAAGCGAGTCGCACAGTTATATTGCCAGCAAGGCGCCTCCTTCGATCGTCGCCCCAGCTGGCAATCGTAACTGTGCTTGCGCTAACGCTTCCTCGCTTGTAAAGCATCGCAAATTACGAGCCCCTAAGTGCTACACGCTGGAATAAAATCAGCGAATTAAAATTTTATCACTGGAACCTGTTCACCAAAGGTGAACACCGTGGGCGGGGTGCCGTGCAAGCACATAAAGTCCTCGCAATTAAAATTTTATCAATGCAGGCTAATCGCGTAATTCCTTCGGCGCTGGTTGCTTGGCCATATCTTCCCAAACATGGAGTAAAAACTCCTGAAAACTTCTCCCGCCACGCAATTGCCTATTATTAAACATAATCATTAGTTCGCGTGCGGTTAACTGCTCTATCGCGTCAGTACCGGGCTTCTTTAGTTTAGGCAACGGAATTTTTACAGCAGTACCAGGTGCGCGTCCAGCAAATGGATTATACGCATTTGGATTAAATACGCTACGCCCACCCACTTTTGGTAAGTACGCGTAATCCGCCCTTGAGCGAGTGTTAAATATATTTGCCTGTGATGTTACATCTTCCCCCTCTTTAGGATTTTGTATTATACCCTCCGCTTTAGCCGCCTGATCTTCATCGCGCTGTATATCTTCACGCTCTTGTCGCTGTATTTGATTGCGCTGGAATTCGGTTAATCCACCACTCTCACCACGCGACCCCAGAGAACGAATTAGCGCTTCGAGATACTGCGTCGAAGGTACTTTGAATTTACGCCCTTGATCGTCTTCTAGTTCAATAGTGGCTTTACCTTGCTCAATATCTTGGCGTAATTTATTTATCTCCTCCACTAGTTTCTCTTTAGGCAAGGTGCCCAACATTTTAGCCAGTTCAACTCTTTGCCGAGATTCAGCCGCTTGAGCATTACGCAGATCAGTTTCAGCTTGTTGTGCTTCAGCAGCACCAGGCATAAGCTGGCGTAACCTCTCGGCCTGCTGCTCGTCAAGCAATCCCGCATCTTCGAGCCTATTAATCTGTGCCATATTAACGCCAGCATCAAACAAACTACCCACGCTCCTCTGGCGTAATTGTTCTAACGCTATATCACGCGAAGCAACTTGGTTAATTTGTTCTGGTGTAAGCCCGGCTACAGATACGCTTCCTGCACCCGGGCCAGCTAAAAAGGGATTACGTCTCGTAAATCTGGAATAGTTTGCGAGCGTCTGCGCGGTGTTGGCAACAAAGCTTGCGCGTTTGGCGGTAACACCATTCCACCTCCACCACTAATTACCGGCTGTTCTACTGGACGCTCTGCACGTTGAGGTACTTGGCGTTGTGGTGGGTTAGATAATGCAGTTATAGCTTGTTGCATTGGTATGCGTGAGGGTATTGGTGATTGGCTTGGGCCTAATGGTGCATCACCGCCAGGGAAAAGTTCGCGCTGTGCAGTTACAACTTCGGGCTCTAACATTTGCGGAACATCTGTAGGCGCCTGTAGCGATTCAGTCTGCATAGCTATACGTCGAATAGGCGCGCCAGTTGGACTAACTTCAGTAGTAGGTCCCTCAGTACCATAATATCTTTGATTATTAGGCCGCGGTGGTAAAGGTGCTGGCTCTATTCCAGGTACAGGTAGTGGAATTGGTACGGGTGGTGTAGGCTGAGTTGGTACGTACATTTGTGGTGTAGGTTGTACACCTCGAGTTTGTCCGCGAAACTGCGCTACACGCTCTGGATCTGCATTAGTTATTGTTCTTCCAGCAGGCATATCAGGTTCCATTGGTGGCATAATTCTATTTCGCATCACATCAGGTTCGCCAGTGCTAACTGGCCTTCCTTGCATATCAGTTTGTTTAATTGGTTGATCTGGATCATTCGCCAAATTTCCTTTAATTGTCACGCTACGATCTGGATTTACTTGTGCCGAAGTTGGCCCCATTTCACCTTTTGGACCCATTGGTCCCCAGCCTCGTAGTATTCTAAATAACTCTTCGTTACGCGCACTGTAATTTTTCATTTGTTCGTTATAAGCGCGCTCAGCCGCTTGAGCATTACTGTAGTTTATCGTAGCCCGGCCCAATATTCCGCCTGCGCCACGCGGATCCATTTCAGCACCAATTCCAGCTATCATTTGAATCAAATATGGATTAATCCGTCCTTCTGGTGTTAGCAACCAATCTGGGTATGAACGTTGCTCATAAAAATATGGCGTAGTATCGGGAGTTGGTTGGGGTGGTGGCGCGGTAGGAATAAGTTGACCTTCTGGATTTACTGTAACTAATGCCATCGCGAGTTTCCTTCCAGTGTTAAAATTTTAATTCGGGGGCACATCTCCGATATACGATACAATGAGCCGCAGGCGATAACCTCCCATTCCTACGAGCACCGATATACCGGAGGAGCACCTTGCACGAAGTGCCGGGGCGACGATTGAACTTTCTACGTTTACACCTTACCAACTGGCGCTACGCGCAACTAAATTAAATAATACTTTCTACAAGTAATTCGCCTTTATCTGAGTGTCCCTTGTACGGAGGTATTTCTAAATAAAGTTGCCAAATGTAAATTCCGGTAATATTAAGCACTCCTGCTTCCACTACATAATACACTCGACCATCGCTGCCATCAGTCTGAAAACTTAGTGGCTTAGTTACAGAAGTTAAATCGGGTTTAAGTAATTTAACTTCCTTTACTGTAGCTAAACTAATATCCGCGATGTTTATATCGTCATAGATAGTCCATCGCATTACTACACCTACATCTTCCTCACGTAATTCGAGCAATTGCTACCTCCTCTTCTTTGTCCACTATAGTGGACAAACTTAATTCCAAATTTGCTCTAGCAATTAGTTCTGGCTCAAAACTAAGTAAAACTTTACAAGAAATTTGCGTAGTAATATTTGCCAATAATTCCGGCTCGAAATCTAAATATACCTCGAAGTCTAAATAAAATACTTTATGTCCAAGTGCTCCACCATTTAACTCAAAGTTTAATCTAATCGGATCAACATAGATAATATTCCGTGTACTTACTTGTGCTACACCTGTAAGATGAAGTTCTAAGTATATTGGCGAAGCATAAATAATGCTCGGTTGTTGGACTTGACCAACACCAGTTACAGTAAAATTAAGTCGTATTGGACTTGCGCTAACTATTACCGCAGTACCTATAAAGCCAAATCCATGTGTAACGATGTACTGTGGTGCACCAAGTTTAGTAACAATATTCGCTAACATAAAAGTAAAGTATCTTCCAGTGTTAAAATTTTAAATCCGAGCTTAGCTCGTTCTTATTCGTTGGAGTGGCGTTGTGCTACTGTCCATAGTAAATATCATTGCATCTGTAGCACCATCTAATCTCTTCGCATTTATTGTCGTACCTGAAATTATGAATTGAGCCACTGCAGAATAAATCATAAATAACATTTGGTCGCGAGTCGGCGCGGTCCCGTCAGGGGCATATGCTTCGATCATTTGCGTTGTGCCTAAATTTTGATAATCGCTTGCGAACAGCATGTTCGCAGGTGCATCAAAAAATACGTAGCCATCACCCCATTCAAACTCGGGATCACTCCACACAACTTGTATTTTATCTGCAGTCATTTCAATTGCGCTTAGTGTAACTGTTATACATCCCGAACCTGCAGGTGCTTCGCTTGGTAACGTAGCTAAATTAGCTAACGTACCAGCATCTTTACTTATCTTAAAATCGCCCGCAGTAATTGTTGGTGTTTTTTTAATTCTACCTGGATTCGCTGAATCCAATAAACTTATATTGAATGAGTAACTTACCCCGCGCTGCGGAAGTGGCATAACTAATCCTTCTGAGTGCAATTACGTGCTAAATCAACCTGTTTATCTAAACATGTAATTAATTTCTCGTAGAAAACACGCGATATTTCTTGCGAGCGATTTAACGCTCCGATAAGCCACCATACAGTTATCGTACCTATAAGTAATAATGTTAGCGATACTATAGGCCCGCCCTCACGTAATATTGGGAGCACAATACTTAACCAATTTCTTGTACGTTCAGGCTGCATATTTAGCCTAGCGTGTTAATAATGCGTCATACTTAGCAGATAATTCTTGTAGTGCGCCAACAAGCCACGGTACGAGTTTGCTAAAATCAACTTGCTGCGGCTTTATACTGCCATCCTCATTGAGCGCATTAGGTTCGCCTGTAACAGCTTCTGGAACAACTTGCTGTAATTCATGCGCGGCAAATCCATGCCCTTCTTCACCGGTAGATTTCCATAAAAAGCGAATTGGATTGAGCGATGTTATACGCTCCAGGGCGCCGGTGATGGGGGTAATGGCGGTTTTGAGGCGAATATCGCTGGAGGTGCTGTACGCGGTCGCTGTGGCAGTCGTACTGATGGAGCCCACTTCCGCTCCAGAGGCATTGGTGAAAAACAGGGCTTTGGCGTTGGTATCTGTCGATGGCTGCACCTGGATACCGTACTGCACCCCGCTGGCGGTATACGCCACCGTGATAGCCCGAGCGCTGAGTGGACTGGCCTGCATGCCAACAGTTCCGGCAAAATAATTCGGCGCGGTGCCCTCCATATAACAGTTATAACGATTTGCTCCAGCGGCAATCAACCCACGGAAAGCGTAGCATTGATTGGATATAGGAATAGTCGGATTCAGAACTTGAAAACCACGGTATCCGCCACAAGTACTGCCACCTGTTAGGGTCGGATCTTCTATAGTAATTCCAGCTATCGTTACATTCGATCCACTTCCTGAGTGCGGATATACGCGCTGTGCTGTCCAAGCCAAAGGATTATCTGAGTTGCCCTGGTTACTACTAAGCACCAACTGTGCCAAGCCACTAGTTGCACCGCCAAGCGCGACGCTTCCGCCCGTAATCGCCACGGCGTTGGCGTTCTGCGTGGCCATGGTGCCAAGCTCAAGATTGGTGCGCGCATTAGCCGCAGTTGTAGCACCAGTTCCTCCGTTACTAATAGCTAGCGGAATCGTGAGACTTGTATCTGCAGGCGGATATGTTGCCACACTCATGTCCGTTCCTCTCCCCACCCAATAAACGTTACAGTCGCCGCGCCAGCATACACACGGATCTTATCTGTTGCAGCCAGCGTAATGCCGCCAGTAATAATCACCGTACTGTTGGCTGCGAGTGGTGCGTCGTAATAAATGTAGTGGCTATTCGCATCGGCAACACCAGCAGGAGAATGTGCAAGCCTGAATGTTGTTGGCGTCGCACTGCGGTTGCACACGCTGATACTCGATACTATTACTTGCGTTGCAGCAGCAACGGTGTACGCATCAGTCAGCGTTGTTGCTGCGGGAGCACTTGCAAAAAGCTGTTTGTAGGCGCTGGGCATATTATGCTCCCATCAATAAGAATGGAGAACCAAACTCAGGCGGCGTCGTCCATGCACCCGTGCCATCTAAATACTGTGTACTAGTACCAGAAAGTTTAGGCAGAAAGCCGTGCTGCGTGATGCTCGCATTGTCCGCAGTAAGATCGCTTAACTGAATATGTGTTTCAGTCACCGAGTTGCTAAGCAAACTTGCGGTAATCGACGGCGTAGCATCGTCGTACGTGAAATCTATCGTGGCACTATCCGTGAGTATGGTCCCTACAGCATCCTGCGCCTGTTCGTCCGTGTAGCCAGGGGGCACCGAGGCATTAGCTTTAATTTGTCCAGCAGTAGTTCTATCCCATGTAACAGTAGCAGTATCAGTGAGTACTCTCTCAGCACTAAGAGTAGTATTAGCAATACTAGTGACGTACTCCGCATCTACAGGCGCGCTAGTAGGAATAATAGCATTCGCTTTTGCTTGCCCTACTGTAGCAAAATCCCACGTTACAGTACCAGTATTAGTAAGAACGCGTTCTGCAGTGAGGGTTGCATTAGCTGTGCTTGTAATATACTCTGCACCAATTGGTGTAAGTGTAGGAAATATAACATCAGCAGTAATTGAAGGAGTTGTATCATTATACGTAAAGTTTACCGTTGCACTATCTACCAGAATATTTCCTACTGCATCTTGTGCCTGCTCATCGGTATAACTGGTTCCTCCGGCTGGGGTACTCCACGCTCCAGTTCCGTCGAGATATTGTGCGGCACTATTTGGTGCTTTAGGTACGAATCCGTGTTTAGTAATACTTACATTTTGTGTAGTGACATCACTTAAGTTAAGCATTGGCTCGGTGATGCTATTGTCCTTAACTAGGCCCGTTACATAAGGAGTAGCATCATTGTACACGAAATCAATAGTTGCTGAATCCTGCAGGATATTGCCTACGGCGTCTTGTGCTTGCTCATCTGTGTAGCCTCCACCGCCACCGCCAGACCCAGCACCTTGGAACTGCACAATAGCAGGTGAAGCATTACTTATCATTCCAGCACTACTTGTAACGAATGTTACACCTAGTTGATACCAGCTTGTATTGTTAGTCACAGAATCAATAGTATATCGTGCCCAGATTGTAGAATCGCTTTTCGATTGAAGATACAAACCATCACCAGCTTGAATTGCGCCAAGTACATTAGCTGCATCTAATCCACCATCTGTAGTAGTCGAGAATGCAAGCGCAGTGATTGACGCAAAAGTTGTAGCATTCATACAAAAGTTACCACTACCAGGATCAGCCATCGCAACGAGGTTGCGGAAGATCCATTCACCGGTTAATGTACCAGGACTCGATATAGTAAGAACGTTTGCAGCGTCATCATAATTAAGAGTGATATTAGCGCCAGCATCGAGCAGCACAGCTACACGATCATCAATCACCTCTGGTGATAAGGGCATTGGTTGTACGCTGATTTGCATAGTAAATCCTTTACTAAATGAAGCTCGCACCAAGTCCAAGAACTGCACCGATAGCAGTACCATATCCAGGAGCAATTGCACTACCAGCAGCAGCACCACTAAGTGCGCCACTTATTGCACTCATTGCTTGTGACGGACGATTCTTTTGGTTTGCTGCTGCGGCACCATTAAGCGCACCTAACATCGCACGAGGTTCATCAAATAAGTCCATATTCCAGAGGCGATCTTTAGCTAGATATTCCATCTGCCTATTATCAACGTCCAAACGAGTGGCATAATAAAGTTTAGTCATTTCCATGTACGTACCAATAACAGCCTTATCCCAATCGAGATGACTTCGCCACAATTGACCGCTCAATTCAACCGCGCTTAATCGCAGGCGTGTCTGGAATTCGTTGATTGAACGCGTGTAGCCGTCGGCAATAATTGCCTTGCCAATGACGAAAGTGGTGCTTTGCACCGCGTTAATATCCCTCATACCTGCCAGGAACGAAGGTAAAACCTTTGTATTAATCTCATTTTGCACCAGCTCACTCTGAGCTGTGACTGCAGCTGCAATTTCAGGACCATGAATAACGTCTTCATACACGTCACCCCAGAGCGTGTGTACATCAAGTCCAGCCATGAACTTACCAAACATATCGTACAAAGAAGGAAAGTTTCGTACTTCATATGTTGTAGTATCATTACCAGGTACGCGTCCAAAAAAAGCATCGTCGATATCGTACGTTTCGTACTCTTTATATGGAGACTTATCGAACAAGTCGTTAAGTACGCGAAATACTCCACGCTGCGGAACTACGCCACCTGATTCGTCGAGAATACGCTTATGAGCTTGCTCAATGTGAGGCGCATAACGTATAGTTTGAGTACCACCACCACCCATAATTTACTCCTATCAGTCCTCGCAAGATTTGTCCCTGCAGGGGCTAGGGATTATGATGCTGCACTGCGCTGCTTGTCAAGGATGCCCTTCGGGCGGAGGCTTCCTTGACAACCTGCTCGCTTGCAAAAGACAAAGGCGCCCCTGCCGGGAAAAATCTTGGGGCGGCCTGTAGCACGGTTGTGGCAAGCGGGTTCGCGTTGCTCACATCGGTGCTTTGGTTAATTCTTAACCACAAGAAAGCAAATACTCCATCTTGCCAGCTTTGAATCCAACCAGCTCTAGCAAGCGTGCTGCACGCGGATTGCCTGTCAGTGCATGTATCCGCTCGCACCGTACAGTACATGCATACTCTCGCATGCTAGCTGTTGCATCACGCGCCAGCTCATCCGTCATTGTCTGGAAGCTGTAGAATGCGTCCACATGCAGTGATCGCACGTCAGTTAGGTTGTCCTCTACTATGCACGTGATTCCCATTGCGTACAGTTCCCGCTCGTCATCCATAATGAGCCAGGCTTGATGCGTGCTATTAAGCAGCGATATAAACAAGTTATTACTGTACTCACTCGTATTCGGGTCGAGTGGATCTAATTCCATGGCAGCGATTGCCGCCGGCTTAATCTTGGCCCAGTACTCGCTCACCTGGTCTGGTTGAAGTTGTAGAATCATGACTTACGCTCCCAGCAAAAGCGCTGATAGCAAGATTGCCTACGTAGGCACTCCTGCTAAAGCGCTGATCCGTAGTCTTGAAACTGATATTAATGTAGTCGACGTCGAGTCTAGCAACTCTACGAGCACGCACTTTGATGCGAAAGTCAATGCCTGCACATGCAAGATAAGCAATTCCTTCAATGTTAAGACGTACCCAACGAGTAGATCTGAATGGCTGCTTTAGATCATAGCGGTAATCATAGGCTATTTCTAGCCACTCTGGAACATCAGTGCCTACCTGAATGTTAGTTAATGTTTTTTGCGAACGCCGACCGAAGTCAAGAATATCCGTGGTAAGTGAGAGTGGCTCATACTCAATTAGCTGCGGGGAGCTAACGAGTAGTGAACCACTCTCGTACACGTACCCGCTCAGCTTAGAGTAACCGTCACCCATACGGTCCTCTGCCAGTGTGAACCCGTGCTCACTGTCGCTGATAAGTACGTGCTTTATATACTCGTCATAGAACAGCACTGGATTAATAAGTACTTTAAGATGCTCGCTGAAGTCCAGGTACGTTGCACCCTCAGGCGTTAGTTTCCATAATTGGTACTTTGCATCAATAAAGTAATGAATGAATTCTGTTCCACACACGGCGTCTTTAGATAGTAATCCTGTATATGCTAGATCACGAAAAGAGAATGTTGGTGCTGGACTTGAGACCGGCGACATAAGTGTAATGCCATTACTGCCATAAATCACGGCGCCGCGGCCTAGTTGTTTAATGGCAAGTACATCACCACGCCAATTCATTGGCCTGTATCCGGCATCGTTAACAGTATCTAGAACAAAGCTCGCTTCACCTATCTTACTCCAACCAACCCAGTTTCTACGAGAAGATTCAATTAATGCTTCGGCGCGCAACACTAAATTAAGGCTGATTACATTGCCGCGTGCGACAGCGCCTTGAGGTATATAGCTGCCAATACGCAGTGATAGAACAATACGTGTCAGTTCTACTGGAATTGTTGCAGAAAGCGAGTGTCCGTCAAGGCGTGGCTCGAGCCTTATAGCGCCATCTTGATACAAGCATTCGAAAGTAACATTTAGTGCTGGATCAGCTACGCTCATAGTTCTACCAGTGGATTAGCTATAGTAAACGTACCGCTGTCATATGTAACGAGTGCGGCACCGAAGTCAATAAATCCTACCGTTGGCTTGCTTGCTAAAGTGTCGTCCAAGATTATAGCACCTTGAGCAGTAATATCGCCGCCGGTTGCAAGCCAGCTAGGATTATTCCAAGTAGCGACTGTTACGTTAGCACCATCGTCGCGAGTCACCGTGCCGCCTGCAAGCGTTTGACCACCAGCTGTATAACCACTACCTGTTGTTAGTTCGTCTGCAGTCACATCAGCATACGTGTTATGTGTTGCACGGTTGAAAACATAACCGGCTTTCATGAGTATTATCTTGAACACGTCTGCACCAAAGTCGATCCCCGCAGTCATCAATAAATACTTACAGTTATTAGATGGAAGTGTCGCCATATTATAGCTTAGCTCCTTGAGAAGTAAATGGCCAGCGGGGGTCATCCCCGAGATTTAGTGTTTCTTCAAATGTTTCGTAATAGTCAAGTGGTGTTTGAATCTCAATCCAACGCTCGCCTAAATTACGTGATAGCAGAATAGAAACAATATTACCTTCTGAGCCATCGACCCGAAGTTTAGCTTGTGAGTACACAGCTATCTGGCCGGCGTTGTGAAGTGTCGCGCGATCAAGAGAAGTACCAAATTGAGTTATTTCATTCCACACTATTGTCGCATTCTCATAGTTATCCGTGCGATAATCCGTTAATTCTGCAAGATTGTAGAAGAGCGTGTCAGTTGCAGCAAATATAACACTTGGCTCTTGAAGCACGCGCGCCGTGAAGCTAGTACAATCATTCGTACTGTAATAGAACTGCGAGCCCGCAGCCACAAAGAAGCGTCCAGTGTCTACGTGAAATCGAAGACCTGTAGGATTACCTACAAGAGCCGTTGTTGATTTGAGTGTGTAGGTAGGCCCTGCATAAACACGTAATTGATTAGCTGGACCATCGAGAATCGCTACGTACGTAATACTGTCAGTTGGATTTATTACTACCGCCGCGTCCGTAACGGGGGGCGTGAGTGTGAATGCTAACGAATAGTTAACACCGTAGTCAGTTGAGCGCTGCAATTGCCATGCGGTGGCAGTGCGTATAATACATGAGACGATACCGCTAGCAGTTACCGCAATCTTATTGCGACCGTGCAATTCAATAGTGCTGGGCCAATCCTTAATATTTGAGTTTACATACGTGCGCATGCGTGGATTCGAGGTGATTTCCTGGAATTGTTCACCGGAAATATCGTACGCGTAATTGTGAAAGGCTGATACATTGCCTGCAAGTGCAGCTCCACCATCCCAGTTAGAATGAAGTACGTCATCTTGGAACAGTAATGTTCCCCAGGTGTTTTGTGGTATCTGATAATTAAGCATATAGATTTCGTTAGGTCGATGCCTGCCGCATATCACGTACAATGCACGCGTGCCATCTGTAGCAATAGTTGGCTCCCAGCAATTAGCAGCAAATGATTCTTCGAGTCGAGCAGTATTACCCCCACCCTTATGCCAATGGCCGCAAGGATCGTGAGCACGAAGTTGTGGCAGTGGAGGATAAATACTAAGCATGAGTAAGTACTCCTGGTATTGCTGGTGTTCCATCGTCCAGTGTTGCGAATGGTGAACATTCTACAGGAAAATAAGAATCAACAGTTGGAGCACTTTGAAACTCACCTATACCGAGCAATCCGTACACGTTGCTGCCCCACGTAAACATCCTTCCTTGATTATCGAGTGCCATATGACTCCAGTTGTTTATTCCTACTTTAATCCAGTTTCCATCACCCTCATTTTGAGCAGCGGTTATAACAGGAATTGTAGGATCTCTTATATCATTGCCAGTCGAATTAGATATCAGATATGCTTGATTTCCCCAGGCCCAAATATTGCCCGCATTATCTACTGCAGCAGCACCTGTTTCACTAACATCAATATGCACAAAGATTCTGCTAACAGGACACAGCACAAAATTAGCTGAGTCAGCTGTAGGGGGTGAGGCAAATCCTATTCTATCTCCCTGTGCGTACAACTGACCATTAGATAGCAACACTACAATACCAGATGGTGAGCACTTAATATCCGTAATAGAGACACCAGCTGGCAAGCTAAGTGGCCGCAGTGTTGGTACGGCTTCTGGATAGTGCGAATTCCACCAGTTACCCCATGTGTAAATTTGGTTACTCTCGGTCACCACGGCATTTACACTATAGTGTGCACTAATTAACTTTATTGGTCCAGGTACCCAAGTCACCTGTATTGGTGTTCTAGATACATAATCTTCTGCATATCCAGCATCACCATATGTCAGCGCATCTAGATTCTTACCCCAAATCCACAGTGTACCATCAGCTTTCAAACCAAGCATGTGATATTGACCTGCTGCAAAGTCCTTCCATACTACGTTATTTATAAGCTGCGGCACGATTGCCTGCTCACCGCCAGGAATAAACGGATTACTTGGAGGCCTGCCTGAACCACTGTACTGCGATGCAAGTGCCCACCCACCACGCCCAAAAGTATCGTCTTCTCCCCAAGCGTATAAATATCCGTCAGCATCGAGTGCTACATAAATATACTCAAGATGGTCGCATTTCATCCAGTTATTTTTAGTACCTACCTGATAAGGGTATACCATTGCTTGATAACCATCACTATGACGGTACGTTGCCTCATGCCTAAAGTAATTGGGACCGCTATCTATAAGCACCGGAGTCTGTCCGCCATATTGCCAGCTAGAACTTCCCCATGTGTATAAGCGGCCACGATTGTCTATTGCCATATGCGTATCAAGACCAGCACTGATGTCTACAAAGCGAAATGGTAATTCTCCTGGTCCTGGACAGTTACCATTGTACAGCATTGTCCATCCAGACTTGCGGCCAGAAGGTGAGGTTACGGTTGTCATAGAATACCTCCAACGATCAACTGAGAGTTGATCTCGCATACACACAAGCACGGAGGTATCTTGCAATCAAGGTACTCAGCAAATATTCCTGTTTGCGGATCGCGCACAATAATGGCTGCACCATTAGAGAGAACTATATACTCACCAAAATCCGCATGACTCCACGTGTCACCTGCAACAGTATTGCACAGCAAATCGAGTACGCCGGCCTTATACTCGTATATTGCTGTGCGATCACACACGAGAGTCATGCGGCGTAGGTGAAATAGCTGCGGGAATGGCCACTGAGCATTGAGAACGCTGATAGGATCAGGCAGAGCACGAAGCGTGCTAATTACATCGTCGTAAGGAATCGCACCGCGCAACGCCGCAAGGAATTGTGAATTGCGTGGATTACGCTCGTTAGGGCGAAGTCCTTTCGCCAGGCCTTCTTTGTAGGTTACTGTATATTCACGCATTATTTACGCATCCTTATCTGCTTGCGTGCGAGCGGCGCGGCTTCTTTAAGCAATTGCTCTAGGTCAATTCCAGGAGCTTTCAATTCGAGGCCCTCAATAACCCGTGCAACTACATCCTTGTGCGCGACGAGATCCTTATTCTGCTCATAGAAGCGATCGGTTAAGTCACGTAGCATAATAGTACTCTTCACTAAGTTGCGAATGACGCCTGGTAAAATTCGCAACATCTCTTCTACCGACTTGTAGACTAATAAACACGCCATTTCATGAGCAAATTCATAATCGTGATTACGTTCTGCCCATTTATTGAAGTCGTCTCTTGTAAAGATTTCCATATCAGCTCATCTTATTACGCTTTTTGCGGCGCGCAACGAAGTCTTCGTCATGCTCTATAGCATTCAGTAAACGCACCTGAGCCTTGGCCTTTTTCTTAGATGTACCCTTAGCACGAACACCACTTGGTGAGCTAACCTCATACTTATCGCCATCCTTTTTACGTATTTTGTAAGGCATTATAATTATTCCTCATGTAAACGCCAGCAGTCATTTATCCTGCGGAGGCAAGAGAGCCTAATCGCTTAATTGCTTCACTGTCAAGGGACGCTTCGCTGGGGACCCCTTGACAGCTCGCAAGTCGCGATTTGTCTCAAGATGCCTCCTACGGAGAAATGCCTGGGGCGGCTGGAAGCAGCAGAGACGTAGCCACAAGGGCGCCTCGTTGGGCGCAGCTGTGGTCAAACTTTAACCATAGCCACATTCTATCCCTCCATTTGCTTTATAGGAAGTGATAATTGCTCGACGTAATCGTACTCTAGTCCAAGCATTTCACTACGTATAGCTGTTTCCCAATCGGCCACGCCATCACGGTTACGCTGAGCTACTTCCATTGCACGCATAGCCGCGAGCACCAGCACCCAGGGATGCTGTGTGCTCCAGAAGTTGTAGTCAGTGTCATTTACCAGCGGCGACTGGTAGAAGTAACCAACAACTTGTAATTGCGTCTGCTCACTGAAGGCCGTGTTGAATACTATAGCATTGTAAGGAAAGTTGTCCTCCATAACGATAGTATTCGGCGGCACCGTGGATTGCCCCGCAATCTCAGGCTGAGTGCGAATTGCACACGGCGCGTAAAGGTACGGACAACCTGGCTCTTGTGTACGATGCATACGCTCAAGCGAGAGAGGTTTGAGCTTCACGACTACGCCACTTAAGTTAGTTGCCCGTACCTCACGTATAACTCTGCACTCAGGTATAAGTAAGTACCAATTACCGGCGGCAAGGGTAGCATAATAGTTTGCGGTGGACTTAAGTACTTCGAATGTCCGGTCTAGCCACCGCTGGCCGCTAAGTATAAAGAAATCCGCACCAGAGTCCTGGTACGATTCGGTATCCGTGATCAAATCGTAGCGGCCACTCAGCTCAATAAATTTGGTGCGTATTTCTAGAAGAGTCATAACGGTCCTATGGTTAGATTTTAACCATTACGGCTTATCTTTACCTACATCATTCAGCAAACCAAACTTCGTTGGGTGATGATACTCAAGACCGCACTCAGTTAGCCACTCTTCTTTAGTACCGTCGAGCCGCTCGTGCGATGGTGATACTTTAGTCGTGTCCATACTCATGAATGTAGTATCATCAATGTAGCGGTACTTGAGCATTTGTGGCTCTAGTATAACCAGTAGATTACGCGTAGTTGCATCGTAACTGAACAATGGGTGCGTCATTAGGTTAAGTGTACCAAATGGTGTAATCCATTGCGTAACCTTGAGACCGTATGAAGTAGCCGTGGGTGTGAGGTTAATCTGACCAGCTGCTTTTGCAATGCGATTAATGCCAAGCAACGCACCACTACCAGCAAAGGCCATTTTATCACTTGAGCCATAACGGAAGATTACTTCAAGTGATCTATCTAGCCATTCTTCACCACCTTCAAGCCAAGTAGTACTCGCCGGAACACTTGCATCGGTGGTGTATGTAAATGAGTTGCTAGGTGCACCTGTTTTGATTGCCTGAATGACACCCATAGTAGTGCGTTCAGGCTTGCCGTTAGTGCCAACGTTCTCCGTGCGAATGCCCCAGAAGAATGCTTTCTCCATCTCAATAGAGTGAAGTTCGAGAGATTCACGTTTTGCTTCTTTGTACGCGTCCTCGGTACGCAGCGTAGTTTTACGCGCGGTACGAGTAATGTCCAAAGGAGTACGGAAAATCTGAGTGTAGTTGAACCACTTCACAGGATCATAGGCAACAGCATTAGGAATTGGCGCACCTTCAGAGTTAATGTTACCGATAATAAGAATGGTATCTGCAGTAGACAGGTTTGTTGCTCCACCATTATCGTCAGCCTCTAAGAGTTTAACATCTATCTTAGAATCAGCACCGGCGAGAGTTACGCCAACTACTTTAGCGTTTACGTCTACGTTAAGGTTGGTAGATACCCGCAATAGAACCTGATGGCCGACACGAAATTCAGTGGCAAGCGCCTGAGCTACCTTCACGTAGAGTGTGACGCCAGCTGCAGTACCGCCGGCAGCGAGTGCAGCTGTCATTCCTGAGTCAGTATAAATGTCAGTGATAGTTCCGCCTTGAGTCGCGAGGTTCTTTGTCCACCACGCAAATTCAGGGTCAGTAACTACTTCTTCTCCCATCTTACTCAATAAGCCCGTAAGTGGCGCCATTCCGTTCGGGTAAAGGTAAAGTATTCCTTGCCGCCAGTTCTTTGGACGCTCGTCAGTTGCCCAGTCACCAGTACCACGCATTCCCATGAAAGCCATGATAATACCTTTCTGTAGTTGGCTCTGAAGCCCAGCACTTACTCCAGAAAGTTAATTAAGGATTCACTCCATCAGTAGGCGCATCAGCCGCAAGCAAGAATAATATCTTACCCTCACGTTCGTATTCAGTTCCATCCGTAAGAGTGAATACGTGCCCCTCTGCACGCAAACGATCTTCAGTTGATGTACCAATTAGCTTGTCTAAACAGTGTCTATCATAGGTGCTCAAATAGGTGATTTCCATAGTTATAACTCCACTAAATCCATGATCTCTTTCTCTAAGCCCGTTAGTTCAGGCTCAACTTCTACTTTGCGACCACGCTGTGGTGCGAAGCTTCTATTAGTTTGCTTCGGCGCGGGAGAATCTAGTTTCTTAAGTTTCAGCGCGGTGCGAACGTGAGTGGCAGTTTTTGCGAATACCTCCTGTGGCTTGAGTTCAGGATTCTCCTTAGATATATCCTTTGCATATGCAGCTACAGTGCGACGGAATTGCCGCAGGTCTGGATTAGCGTCATAGAACTCCTTTACCATTTCACTCATTGTGAGCTGCTCGCGAACGTATCGTGATACAAGGTCTTGCACAGAGCCAAGCACGTTGTCTGAAGCTCTACGCATCGCTTCGCCAACACCACGATTGTATACAGCAAGTAAAAGTCGATTAAGATTCTCGCTAGAACTAAGTACTTCATCAATATCGAGCCCTTCCAAGAAATCTGGATCAGCGGGCTGATCGCCAGCTGCATCAGGTTCGGGTGGCAGCTCCCTTTCCAATTGCAGGCGACGACCAGTCTCTTCTTCAAGCCGAGCAAGTAATGCAGACTCGTGATCGCCTTCTTCAGGTTCAGGCGAAGATTCAGTAGAAACTGGTTCATCACTTTGGATCGCCGGCTCAGGCTCAGGTTCAGGCTCATTTGGTTCGCTAGAACCAGGTCCGAAATCTAATAAGTCAAAATTCTCTGCCATTTACATTCTCCTCGATTGCATCGCAAATGCTTTGAGGTAGATTTATAAAGTGTCTACATGCTTCAGCGATGCCCTGAAAGCGTTTAATTTCACCTATGTCGTCTTCAACTTCTAGTTTATTACGTATCTCCTGAAGCCAGGTATCAACTTCGCTACGCATATCACGCCAGGCTACGCTCTCAATAAGTGCGTGAAATTCACTAAGTGTTGCATGAAAGTTTTGTTCAGCCATACTGTGCACCTTCGTTGCATTTATCCCTGCAGGAGGCTAGAGATTATATCACTACAGGGCACTAGTGCAGTCAACGCTTCGCGTGCTCCACTTCGTTCCGCCCCTTTGGGTGACTGCGTGCCCTTTCGTGAAGGGAGAAATTCGCCTCCTGCGGGAAAATGCATCGGGCGCGAGAAGCATCGGTCCCATAAGGGCTTCGCGCGTTGCTGCTCGCCAATCTTACGGTTAAACTTTAACCATAGTCATCCCTGTTCAAGCAATGAAACCAGCTCACCGTTCGCCACTTGATTCATGACCTGCTCATCAGGCGCAGCTGCTACTTGTGCTGCTGGCTGCTGCCTCTCGAATGCGTCAACATTCTTAGCACCAAGCGATGTAGCTATGTACTTGAAGATGTTGACCACATCGAATGATTGCATGAGTTGTTCGTTGCTACCTATTATCTGAAACAGCTGAGTCCAGATGTCACTGAAATTGCCGCCCGGGATGGAGCCGTCGCGTACAATCAAGTCGTAGTCTACTAGGATGTCCATAGGACTGACGAGCACTCGCTGGTCAGTAATGTTGAACTGGCGTTGAATTGATGCTGGCCATTCACCGACGGATTTAACATACACTTCCTGTGACATGAACTGTTGCGCGTGGTAGGCGAACATGTACCCGATGTCCTGCATAGCCTGCAGACCTACTATTTTGGCTATGCGCTCAAGACGGTTTACTGCACCTTGCGCAGTACCTTGAAACTCACGTGCGCTTAAACGCTCAGGACCACCTTTACGGAGATTGCCCATTACTGCGTTGTCAGTGCCAGTCATAGTCTGCATGTATTCTACTATGAAGGCCACGTCCTGAAGGTTGGTGCGAGTGATGTCAGTTACTGCTAGTTGCTTAACTGCATTCTCAACACCACGACCCCAGGCAGGACGACGTAAGCGTATGAGTCCACCTGGTTCGGGATCACGCAAGTCTTCTATGTTAAGTAGGTATGGATCGACAATGAGCATGTCGTTGATAGCTTTACGGACATTTGCCACGTGCGAGTTGAAGAGCCAGTCGATTACTGTTTGCATGCCGCTAAGTATTTCGAGGCGGCTGTATGCTACGGGTGAATAGCCGTCGAAATCTGGAGCACAAATCCCAACTGGAAACATATCGTGATCAAGATCAAGAGGATTAGCACGTATGATAATAGCGTCATTTGCGACAGTGAATAGCCACTTCTCAGGTATATCTGATTTACCAAGTTTCCACATACTCGGAATAAGTTTGACGTAAACATGAAACTGATCAACTGGCTGAGAAATGTTCCGGTCGAATGAAGTAGCGTCACCACGAAGTGCGCGAGTGCGAGAAGTGCGCGTGTCAGTACCGAGAATACCGCTAGCTTTATTAGGAGTATGACGTAGATAACGAACATTGAAGAGTGTAGGATCATCCTGTTCCTCACTGAGCAGATCCATGTAGTTTGAGCGATCTAGCCAGCCTACGTACTCACCTTTCTGTACGTCGTGAATGGAGTAATTAGGGTCTGGTAGATAGTTGTACGGATCTATATTGGTGATAGCGTTTCCCTCAAAGAGAATAGCATTCTCGCGCAAGGTGCGAGCGAATCCTGTTTGAGTGAACTCACCATCACCGTCATAAAAGCCTCGTGGCGAGCGAGACTGTTTTTTGCCATAGCGAGTGAGCCAATAGGGTGACACGGCGCCGAAGCCATAGGCACAAGCATCACGGAACATTGTGTGCAGTGAAAGTGCTACCTTGTTGCGCGTGCACTGAAGGTCTATTACTTTTTCCATAAGTATTGCGCCGGCGACATCTTCTGGTGACGCGCCTTCGTAACGAAACATTGGATTAGGAAAGAATGCTGCGACGAGATACGAGACTAAAGTTTCCAGGATTGCATAAGAGTATGGAAATACGATGCTGACTGGCTTGCGGGGGTCCTTGCGCTTGATTAAGCGTTCTTTGTCACTGAGTGAAATGTACGCGGTGAGTGTTTCGTTAGTTGCATCCCACGCAGGTCTGCGAGCTGATTGCACTTTAGCTGATTCCCAACCGTAGCGAAGTAAGCGTGAAAGCAAACGTTGATGAAGCTCGCCACCTGGCTTTAGGTTCATGTCTTCAGGATAATCGTACTTGTAGTCGTACTTTTCAGTATCACCCATGTTAATGAGCGAATCTGGGTTCGTCAGTTGGTACGGCATTACACGAGCCTCCAGTCGTCGTCTAGAGGTGGATCGTATTCGAGTGATGCGAACTCGTCGGCATCTTGTGATGCGTCAGCATCAGGAGTGGTGAAGTACCTGCCGCCTAATTCAAGTAGCTCAATGACGTAGGCTGTCGCATCGGCAACGTCCACGAGACCGCTACGTGGAAATGACAGTAATTGTGCTTCGAGCTTACTGCAATTAGTTTTGTTGTGGTAGATCCAGCCCTGTCTGTAATAAGGCGAAAGCGCACCAATGCGCTTAATCTTACCTTTCTCGCCATCAGGAGCTCCACCTCTAGCCTTAAGCCATACAGCTTCAAAAGAGTCAGCGGGACCGCGTCGTAGCATTTCGTTAGTGATAGGTTGCTTAATAAATTCCTCAAGTCCTGTTACCTCTATGCCCACTACGTGTGCGTTAAGGCGGCGACGCATAGCAAACATTTCATCGTACAAGTCGTTAGGGAAGAACTTGCCGCTGACTACGTCTCTGACGTATATAGCGTTGTGGCTGTAGTCAATGCCAATGCCAACGATTGCACTGTCTGCTGAGTGCATATTAGCAGTTTTGGCAGGATCAACTATGATTACATTCTCGAGATTCGCAGAATCTAGCTCGCGTTCTTCGTAGTACTTGAAGTATTCTTGACGGAATGTTGCGTCTTCTTTTGAGATAGGTAAGTTACGATATTCCATGTAGAATACGTCGAGTAGTCCTTTGTTGCGGTGCGATTCTACTTCGCGGCGGAGTTCATCGGTAGAGATTAAGTGTGGTGCCAGTGATTCGTAAGAATCATTGCATAGATCCAGGCGCATTGAGTGCCATTCATCACTGGTTAGGAGTTCTTGAAGAAGCGAGTCGTAATGTTTGAGAGTGTCTATGTAGATAACACGCCACTTGTCGCTATAGCGATCTACACACTTGAGTAAGTCGGAGTTGAACCACTCTTTGAGTTTACGGCGATTCTCGGAGTTCTCTAACTCCTCTTTCTTTTCAAGGTCGTCTACTATTATTAGTTGAGGGCGATAGTTCTTATATAATAGTCCCCGAACTTGCTGACCAGCGCCGCGGGGCATGACGAGTGTACTTCCAAACGCCACCCAGGACTGTTTGCTGAAGGACTCATCCAGCTCGGGATCATCTGCGTTAATTTGTACGTTACCAAATATCCGTCGAATTTCTCGATTAGTAAGAAGCTCACGTTTTATGTTCTCCGTTTGCATAGTAGCGATTGTCTCGCTGTTGGAGATGTACGTGACGAATTCGTATTCACGGAATAGGATTGACTTTTCTACTAACGCACGGGCCAGTGAAGTTTTGCCTAAGCCTCGCGGTGCAGCTATGCATATACGCTGATGAGGTGAGTCTATAGCATCGAGGATTGACGCGTGAAGCGTCGACCAGGGCGTGTTGAATGCTTCTGGAAGCAACGTCTTGCAGAACACGCCGATGTTTTGGTAGCAGAGTGCCAGGATGTCTGCTAAGTCAGGTGTAAGTGTCGCTAGTGGCATACAGAGTTTCCGTGTTGTGGTTAAAGTTTAACCATAGCGATTTATCGTTACTTGCGGGCCCGTCGGTCGCCCTCGACCGAGCTAACATTTACAAGTTATTATTCCTCGCTTGCGAGGAGTCCGGCGTCAGATGCCGCATTAAGTGCACGCATCTTGATTGCCTCAATGTCGTCGCGTGAGAGATGGGTGTTGATAGAGGCTACTTTGTGCACCTCACCAAAGCCGGCGCGACCTAGATGTACTGAAGCGTACTTTGCACGAATGGCAATGGGTGCTTCAATTTCGCCAGAGATGACTTCCTCCAGAAGTCTCAGCGCTTGCGGTGCGAATTCAGTGATTCTAGCACCAATGTCTATTGCCTCGGCATCGAGTTCCTGGCGAAATTGCCGCAATTTTGCTTGAGCAATAGGTGAATTGCGGACGTTAGATACAGTTTGTGCTGTCACTCCGCATGTCGCAGCGACATGTTCGTTGGAGTGTCCAAGAGCCACCATGCGAAGCATTTGCTCATGGTTGGCCCAGAGGGACTTGATTTCGTAGACTCGCTTTGGAACGAACCTACGGTCGTATTTGTATTTGTCCTCAGACATTAATTACTCCTTTGTTGCAGCTTGAAGAGCTGCTTGTGAGCGCGCATGTCGCTCAACAAGCCTGTATTCTGTTTACTATTGTATCAGATTACAGTCAGTTTGTCAAGGGATTTTAGCTTAAATAACGTAGTTTGTGCAAAAATGTATTTTGAAAGTTACAATATCTAACCATAGCTAAAAATTGAATGCTAACTTGACATTTGAATAATTTTCTGATATAATAGCTTGTAAATGTAAGGAGCATGATTTGAAATTGCAGCACAAGAGAGGAGGCTCTCCCCAAGCGGCGCGAATTTGCTCCCCCCATGGTCGGGTGCGCGCGAAGACAGGCACGCGAGTCTTCACACGCGAGCGCGAGATGTATCTGCCTATTGCTGCTCAAAATGCGATCTGGCCTTGACAACCGCGTTTGGATGTGCAACAATATAAGTGTGAGCGGCAAACGCCACTCGCAAGGCGGCCTTGACAAGGTGAGTGCCGCTAGGTACAATGTTAGTGTGAGGCAGCGATGGTCGCTGCACACAGCGTTCTTTCAGATAGCGCACTTGCTCATGCGAGTGCATGCGGGCAGTGCGCGTAGGAGCTGGATTATGCCTACTTATGACGCAGCTGACCTGAAGGTAAACATTGACTTCGAGTGCCATGTTGAGGGTAACAAGAACAAGCCGATTGTGAAGTACCAAGCAACCGTTTTGTTCTCTAGCCTCAGCAAACTGCTGGAACGTGGCGGTGAATCCGTCAAGCGTACACTGCAAACTAAGGCACGAGACGGAAAGTTTCCTACAGGTAGGCGAGTATTAGTAGACGAGGATGGCAAGTACACTCAGACTCTTGAGGACAAGGTATCCGCAATGTCTGACGCTGAGACTGAGGCGTTGTTTGCCATGCTGCAGGCTAAAATGCAAGCCAAGGCAGCACAAGAAATGGCAGCAATTGCCGAGGATGAACCAAAAACTCAGAAGGTAAAGGGCAAAAAATAAGGTGTAACAAGAACGGGCTAGGATGAGAACTAGCCTAACTCTCACAAACTAGTGCAGCCTTGACGTGGCGTGAGAGCTACTCGCATGGTGCGAGTTCCAATGCACAACTCATTGACAAGAGGAATAAGAAATGTCCTATCATGCTGACGATTATTTGGACGAGCAGGTCGATGACCGTGATGCAATGGTGGCACAAGCCATTGCCAACATTCTGAGACATGATATTGAGGCACTAAAAGACCTGGTAAGGCTGAGCGATAAACATGCTGATCTGTCTATGCTCAATATCATAAAGAATCATCTGGCCGCGATGCGTCATGAGGTGCAGACTGAGCTGAAGGCGCGTAGGTAACAACTAACCGGGCTAGGATGAGCACTAGCCCAACTCATAAGGTGAACAAGAAATGTCTGGATACTGTACTATGTGTTGCTCGCATGTATACAGTGATTTAATTCTAGTCGACGAAAACACTGCATTATGCCCGCAGTGTTATGAGGAATTGTTTGAAGAGTTCGCGCCAAACAGCGTAGAAGAATAACTAGCAATCGCGCTGGGATGAGCACCAGCGCAGAAAGGAACCGTTATGCCTAACTGTTTTACTCTCACTCGCAAAACTGAACTGGAAGCTGGTCCAGTTCAATTAACACTGATTGATGAAGAGCTCTGCGCATACCTAGGACAGGAAGTTGATCCTGACAACTGGGTATACGGCTGGTACAATTCTATAGGACTTATGCTGGCTATAGGCAAGTCCTTTGAAGAGTGCAGGGAGATATTCGCTGAGTCTAATCATCTGTTGCCAATTGTGGCATATCTTGAGGCTAATTTCGTGACTGACGCATGGTATCAGCACGGTAGATAACTCACACGCGGGGCGAGGATGTGAACTCGCCTCAAAGGAACACTCATGGATGACAGCTGGGTATTGATAATTATGTTCTTTGCTATTTGCCTACTAGGCATGATAGCACAGTATAGACTAGGATACTAGAATAATGGGCTGGCTGAGACCAGCCCTTTTTTTGCGCCTACACACGTAAGCAGTATCCATAAATGAATATCCGCCAATGAATATCCGCCAATGAATATCCGCCAATGAATACCAGCTCAATTAGAGAGTAACTTATCTAACTTAGACAGCACCTCAGCATATTGAGCTCGCACGCGCAGTTCACAGATACGCTCGAGAATATACTTTCGCTTGGCAGATATAGACGCGAAGAACTTATTGCCGGCTATGGAATTGCAGCGTGTGCAACAGGGAACTAGTTGCAGGAGTTCACTAGAGAACTCAAAATAAGGCATTAGACGCGCTAGCGAGACTGGTAGCACGTGATCCATAGCTTTTGCTGGTAGGCTACAATAATAACACTTAGACGGATCACAGGATGCATAGACATACTTATATTCGTTACTCACGCGGGGGCGTTGGGGGGAAATTTTAGCTAATAGACGATCTAAAAACATACAGCACACTCCTTAGTTTGTAATACAAATGTAATACAATCTCATAGACGATACTCGAATCATGTAGATTATATCATACTCTGAATGAAATGTCAAGTCACGGATTTGAGCGTAAGTTACATGCTAAATAGCATATTTTGGTAGTATTTTAACCATAGCATGATGATTAGGCTTAAAATTTTGAGTATACTTGACAACCCAATTTATTTCTGATATAATTTCATGTGTTCAGCCATTCATGCGCTATGCATGGTGACCGGGGGGGTGATGTTAGTAGTGATATTATACTATCTCCGTTAGTTCTCTAATAAGTATTATATATATACTAAATATATATTAGTAATAATACATAGAAGATAGAGAAAGAAGCAGAATGTAAGTAATAGAACATACGTAACAACCACCGCCGGTCAATAGGCTGATTACATGAACTGGTGAACTCATGAACAAAGCATACGTATACTTTATAAGAACTAAATACAAGCAAACATCTCGTCTATACATCGGATCTACTAACAATTTAGAGAGGAGAATAAAAGAACATTTACGTTACGGACAATTAGCACCAGGTGTAAAGGGTAATTTATGCGGCGTAATAATAACGCCCAACAGAAAATCAGCATTTTGGACAGAGCATTTCTGTCACCAAATTAGTAAGTACATAGATGAAAGTGTAATAGAAGCGTTCTGTTCAGAAATGCTATTCCATTACTGGTGGGATGAGGAGGAATTAAATTGCTAAAAGAATCAGACGCAGTAGTATACTCAACAATAGAACGCACAAAACTAGCCAGAGCCGCAAGGCATATACAAGAATCTGGCACACATCTAAGAAGTTTAAGTGAGATGATACGAATAATAGTAGATGTATTCGACGAATGGCTAAATAAGCAAGGAGTACCGCCTATAGAATCAACACACGAAGCAACTGAAATACTACAGCATATGTTCAGAGCCTCACTTAATCCTGGTGAAAGGAAAGCCAAACAATTGCTACGCAATTTACAGCAAGATTCGTTCGGTGAAATGGAGGAATTTAATAAATACCCAAAACAACGTGGTAAACAACCTGAATGGACGGCATCTGACGATGCCAGAATGATGCAAGCAGCTGAAAAGGCTCTCAAGTATCCCAACATACAAAAATTGCTAAAGGAAAATAATGGTCAAGGAGATAGTAAATGACTAAATCTAATGACGAGAGGCTGCTGGACCTTCGTGCATTAGTACGATCACGCCTAGAAAGGGATCTACGATCCCTAGCTGATATATCAAGCGCACGACCAGAGCTTACTCTACGTGACATTCTAGACGAAGTACACAACGTGTACATTCATTACCTACAACAAAATGCGTTACTAGATAATGCGTCTTCGACGCAGAGTTGTGATACTCAGTTAAGAGAAGAGTTGAATAAATTACGTTCCATAGACTGATCTTCAGGAGGTGCTGCTTGACTTCTGACCAGAATCCACAGCTGGAGGGTTATGTACGACTAATTAGAAACAATCAAACACTACTCACATTAGAGCAAATGGAAGAGCGTAGACTCTACGAACAAATAGAGTTTGAAAGGGAACTTCGTTCCATAGTCTACGAAAGATTCTTTGAGTATCGCAGATAATAATTAACGTTGTTCACTTGAGCCGGTTGTTTCTCCTACAGGCACAAGCGAGGATACTGACTACAGCAGAACCGTGTCAAGGATGCACTTCGTGCGGAGGCTCCTTGACAGAACCTGCTTTCGTCAGTCTCAAAGATTGTGCCTTTCGGAGAAAAACCGACCGGCCAGTAAGCACCAACGGGGCATCTGTAGTCCCAAGGCGGCAAGTTTTGCCTTCGGTCATACACGTACCAAATACCTGCTTTGGTTAAACTTTAACCATTGGAGTACAAAACAAGTGAATCTAAATACCTATCAAGAACTAGCTCACCAAACTTCACGGTTTGCAAAGTATCCAGATTATCGTGGCAATATTACTATGGCAACCTTAGGCCTCAATGGTGAAGCGGGTGAAGTAGCTGACATTATCAAGAAGTGGCTCTATCACGGCCATCAACTGGCGTTAGACAATCTAGCGTCTGAATTAGGCGATGTTCTCTGGTATATTGCAGAGTGCTGTACAGCACTTGGCATCACTCTGGATGACATTGCAGAAGGCAACCTAGCTAAGCTTAGTACAAGATATGGAACAGCCTTCAGCTCTGAGGCCTCTATTAACAGAACTGATTAATCACTGTGGTTAGAATGTAACCGTAACAAACCTGGAGCAACGCGACCCTACTGTCTCTGACCCACACTTCCAGGCCGCAGATGCATTTTCCCAGGCAGGGCGAATTACCTTCTTAGCGGATGAGGTTGCGCTGTCACTGGAAAACTTGGGTGGTTTTTCCAAGTTTTCCATTGACAGAAGGAGCAACCTCAGTAGCGCATAATCAGTAGCCCTGCTAGGGAAATAGCATCCGAAGGCAAATAGGAGTATACTTTAATGGACCTACAAATATCTACTAACAATTTCACTTGCTTAGTTACGGTTAATCCAAGCGGATACATTACGAGTATTGCACCAGTACTGCGTGTATTCTCCAGACAACCTAAAGAGAATCTCATTCACTGGCTTAACACTCACTTTCCTGAGGCTTCAATCTTTGACTTATCTACAGGAGAAAAAATATACCCTTTACTTGACAACTGACCATTTCGTGTGGTACAATTACGTATGAATGTTGCACAAGGCAACTAGCAATCTCTAGCCTTAAGGAGCGAGTATGAATTACCAGATCACCTTCTCTCACGTGCATGTGTGCACCGATTGTCATGAAGCGTTTGAGTGCTTCTGTAGTGAGCCCCACACTGCAAAGCGCTGTGCTGACTGCTTTATGCAGCTGCGTTTACTGGAGTTTAATGACTGAACTGAGTTCAGTAAGAGTAATTTCATTTAACTTATCTGGGCGCGGCAAGCGCACGTCCCGCGCCGAAGTAACAGGCAATTAACTGAAAGGAACATCAGCGATGTTATGCCCACTCTGCAACGAAGAACTCGTAATTGATGGTGAATGGTCAGACTCAGATTGTGACTTCATTGACTCGAGTACGGTCACTGGTACTGTTGAATTCAATCTATTCTGTACGGAGTGCACTGACAGCCTTACTGATTTCGAGCTGGAATTCGAGCAGGATGTATCTGACTTCGTTAATGAGCACGAAGATCATTGCCGTGATGAATTCACCTGCGAAGTGCAAGGTGAAACCTTTGCTAAGCGCAAAGATGCCTATGGTAATGAGCATGTAGGATGCAGTTTCACAATCTACGTACACTGCATCTGCAATCAAATGGCAATGTACGAGTATGCTGATGACGCACCACTCACCGAGGTACTGGAGGGAATCTAGCTGAAATAACAAGATGACTTGACTTTGCTGTGGAAATATGTTATAATAGTACCATAATCTAAGCAAGGAGTTTCTTATGGACCGTGAGTTGTTAGTTAAGATGCTTAACGAACTGCCAGCAAACGAGCGGCGCGCCATCACTTACATGGCCAAAGGTGGTCATAGATGCGAGGACTCTACGAGTCTAATAAAGTGTTGCAATGTGAGTCGCTGCCAGGCATGTCACATTCCACACTTGAAGGAGAAGCATGATGCAATCATGCTACATGCATACGAGAAGTTCTCGCAGGCTGGTGCACTTACTTGGAAAGGTCGCGAGTATAAGAAGCCACTAGAACCTAAGGCGAACAAGAAAACTCGCAAAGTGTCAGCTCAGCCGAGGGCGGCTGACCCGCGCGTTAGCATCACAGATCAAGTGCCCGATGACCAACTAGAGGCAGTGCTAGCAATGATTGCAGCTAAGCTTGGCCGCAATGGTTAAAGTTTAACCGAAGGGGATAATTAAATGTGCTCTATAAGTACGTATCATCTTAGCAAACTGCAATCGTACTGTTGGGTGTACGTTATAAGACTAAGGTACAAAGATGGGCACTATATAGGAAGTACTTCGAACTTACTTCGTCGAGTACGTGAGCATCAAGAGATGAAAGAGAGTGCTGCTAGATCTATTATGAGATACGGATTTGGGGAAGTGGTATGGACACACCCTACTGTAGGAAGGGAGGAAGCATACCTATTAGAATGTTACTTGTTTAGATGTACGAATCAAATTGGGCACTGGGTGATTCCCAATAAAGAACGCTACAGAATATGGAGGCGTTCTCTTTCTCCTGAAATGATGGAAGAGATAATACACGGTAATTTTGGCATGACTATTGTACAACCTATTTCAAGGAGTAATTATGATACGTGCATTGAATGCTGATGGCCGATCAGTGCTGGCATTCGAGCTGCAAGAATCGCCTGGCGATTCCTTTACGTGCCCACATTGCAGTCAGCCAGTTTACTTAATTACGTCGCATGACGTGAGTTACTTTGTGCATGACGAGGACCAAACAGTATACTGTCCATTACTCGCAAAGTATGCTGGAAAGGATTAGACGATTGAGCAAGCATGATTGCTTCACTAATCCAGTATTCGTACTTGACAATATGCTGTTATGCGCACGTTGTTATGCCATACGTGCACTGCGTACTTATGGAAAGGAGGCTTACTTTCAGAATGGTTCGCTAGTAATGGTTGAGTACCAGGACTTATCCCACTTAGAGGCCGCAGCTGGTTGTGATGCGTTAGTTACACGAGCTGCATTGTATAAGGAGTACCTAGAGACTAAAAATTTCTGAGTATGCAAAATAATGGTTGACAGCTTACAAATTCCGTGTTACAATTACAACAGAGTCAACGAAGCGTGTTGCTTCGTGAAACCAACTTTATTCCACAAGTGGAGATTGTACCATGATTCGTGAAGAAGTTTCTGTAGCTACCGCAGGCCGCCCCGAAGTAAAGTTCTCTTACAATTTCAGTGAGAATATTACTGAAGCTATTCAGATGTTTGATCGCCAGGATCAAAATGAGCAGAATGTGCACGAGCTATTTAAGCGTGCACTTACTATTAACGCGCAGGCTGCGGCTCGTAAGATGCTTTCTGCTGGCTTCACTGCAGAACGTATCCAAATGGAGATGGATAATTGGAAGCCAGGCGTATCGCTTAGCACTCGTGCCTCAACTAAAACAGTTGATGCAGCCAAGGTGATCGCTGAGAACTTCGATGACTGGACTCCTGAGCGACAGGAAGAAATCTACCGCCTGATCCAGGAGCGTTTCGCAAAACGTGGTCAGGCAGCTCCTGTTGCTGCCGAGAATGGTTCATCTGAGCCTACTGAGGAAGAGATCGCAGCTGTCACTGCTGGAGTTAACGGAGGAGAATCAGCTCCGGAACCTACACCCGCAGAACAGGCAGCGGAAGGCCGTCGGCGTAATCGCTAACTAACATTAACAAAGGGAGCCAGCAAACACTGGCTCCTTTAGGAGTCTAAGTGAGTGAGAAACATAAAGTATTCATTCCTGCTAAGGGCTATCATAACTGGGAAGCTGCAGCGAGGTATGGCGAGCTAGTATTCATGAGCAATGAACCATTCAGCCGCGCCGCAGTATCGAACATGATCCGTACCTTTGAACCTTTTATTGAGGAGAGCGATTCAGAAGACTACATCGTAATCACTGGCCTATCAGTGATGTGTTCACTAGCGTGCTCACTGTTCGTGTTGAAGCACGGTAGATTAAACCTGCTGTTATTCGACGCGGCATCGTCAAAGTATATTAAACGAACTGTAATCCTTAGAGAGGAAAAAGAAAGTGAAATTGTTGGACTTAATTCCTGAACAGGATACATGGAGTGTAATAGATCCCTCCAAGTTGTCAGTGTATATGTCATGCCCGCGTCGTTACTTCTACGAACAGGTACTACAATGGCGTGAAGATTACGTAAATAACCATTTACACTTCGGCTCATGTTGGCATCTGGCAGTTGAACACTTACTGAACAAGCAGTACTCTAAAGAAGCTGTTGAAGAGGCATGCGAGTTGTTCTATCAATCCTACCGGCTTAAGTTAGATAGTGAATCTGATGGACTCTTCGCTCCGAAGGATCCACAGAATGCTCGCAAGACTCTCGTTGAATATGCACAGCGATTCCGCACGGATGCTCAAGACTATCTAGTACTAGCCACAGAAATAGGTGGCACAGTACTGATAGCGCCAGACTCCCCAATGTTCTTCAAGCTTGATGCACTATTGCAGAGGAGAAGAGATAATAAAGTAATTTGTCTTGACCACAAAACTTCGCAGCGTCGAATGAGCAACTGGCAAGAACAGTGGCTACTCAGTACGCAGATGCTCACGTACCTACATGTACTATACTGTTTATTCGGCGAGGATAATTCAGTAGGGGGTATTAGGGTAAGATGTTCCTTCTTTTACAAAGCTAGACCATCTGAGTTCGATGAGGCTATTGTTGAGAAGAATTTAAGTCAGATGCAGGCATGGCTCGTCAGTCAAGCTAGTTGGTATGACGCACTCAAGTACGACATGGAATATCTACTTACTGCTGATGACTCCAATTCGCAGGTAATGAAATCCTTCCCAATGAATGAGAAGGCATGCTTTGACTACAATAGAAAGTGTCCATACTTCGACTTCTGCATGAGCTGGTCGAATCCACTCCAACGCTGCGAGCGGCCTCCAATAGGCTTCGTACACGAGGTGTGGGACCCACGAGTAGATAGTGGCGCTAAAACATTTGTTGACTTAACAAAGGAGCAAACAACTAATGCCTAAATTACACGCTCATTTCTGCGCTGATTGTGGTAACGATTGGCAATGCGAGCGAGATTGGTGCAGTGATATTACTGGTGAGATTTCTAGAGAGTGTCCGAGCTGTTACGAGAAGCGTATTAAGGCCGGCTTCAACGAAGCTGAGATTGGAGGGTGATTAAATGCCTCTTGATGCACGACTCGAGAACGAACGCTTAAGAAAGTTGTACCTTGAAGACGAGAATCAAGATCGCTACAATTTGTTATTGCTGGGCGAGAAAGGAGTAGGTAAGACGTACCTAGCACGTACTGCACGTCTGCCAGTGTATATTGATTCTTTCGATCCTGGCGGCACACTGTGCTTACGCGAAGCTAAGAAGAAAGGTGATATTCTCGCTGAAACTAAGTACGAGAAAGAAGATCCACTCAAACCTACTATGTTCGAGCAGTGGACTCGAGACTTTGAAGAGAAGGTGCGAGCAAAGTACTTCGATAACTTCGGTACATATGTACTTGATTCAAGTACGGTATGGGCCGAGAACATAATGAACCTCATCCTAGCGAAGGATGGACGCGCCGGCACTGCACCACTCTTCACAAAAGATTACGTACCACAAAAGGTACTTATTCATAACTGGCTAAAGAAGGTACTGGCACTTCCCTGTGATGTTATCGTTACAGGTCACCTAGAGCCAATGAAGGATGATGTGTTAGGCAGTATAGAGTACCGATATTCCACCACTGGTAAAGGCACGGTCATCATACCGCTGCAGTTTACTGAGGTGTGGGTAGCAGATACAACACAATCCTCGAAAGGAATTGAGTATAGAATAATCACGCAACGAACTGGTAGGTACATGGCAAGTAGTCGCCTGTCTGCTGGCAAGCTCGATACTTACGAGCCGCCAGATATTAAGGCAATACTCAAGAAATGTGGTATGGACATCAAAGATAAGCCGTCGCTGTTCGGGAGTAAGTAATGCCTCGCAAACGTAGTGCAAAACCAACTGACCAGGACTTCCTATGACTGAGAAGCGATTATTTCTCTTTCTGAAAAAAGTGAGTATCAATAAACTTACTGAGTGCTGGGAGTGGACGGGAGCAACAAATGGAACTGGATATCCATTACTGTGGGATAATAGTTCTGGGAAATCCAGGTTGCATTATGCTCATAGACTATCCTATGAACACTACGTTGGAGAAATAACTGCTAATAATCAGGTAGATCATATCTGCTCAGTTAAACACTGCGTTAATCCAGATCATTTACAGCAGGTAAATGGAGCAGATAACCAATCACGTGCATCTATTAGAAAGGAGAACTATAACAGCGCCAAAACACACTGCAAAAATGGTCACGAATTTACAGAGGAGAATATAATATACTCTAAATGGTGCGGTCGAAATGGAGTACAACGCAAGTGCCGAAAGTGTCGAAAGGAAATGTTAACAAGGAATAAGAGTAATGCCACGGAAGAGAAGTGCTAAACCCACAGACGATGATTTTCGTTGGGATTCAAGTAAGCCTCCATTGCTTATGGAGAAAACTGCCGAAGAAACCAGAGTAATTAAACCGAACCACTTTTCTGAAGGAAAAGTCATGCCTATTATTGATTTCTCAGACATGGGACTAGACGATCTGCCAGAACTGAAGATACTGCCCGCCGGCACTGAGGCGAAACTGAGGATACTTGACGTTAGCATCAAGCCAGATCGTAATGGTGATGAGATGCTACAGATACGGTTGGATGTAGCTGATGAACCTAACGTGAAGGAAGTGTACTGGCAATGCCACTTCCCTAAGGCGAGTATGAATGACAAGAGAGTGTTCATGCTGAAACAGTTTCTTAGTGGATTCTGCGAAGCATTTGAGATCGACAAGACAGCAGCAAATGATACTAATGATTGGGTCGGTAAGGAAGGCTGGGCGATACTAGGAGTAAGAAGTGATCCTAAATATGGTGACTCGAATGAGGTTACTCGGTGGGTAAGAGGTCAGTAAGTTAGCTTTGAGGAGGAGGCTGCGGCTTCCTCCTTTAAGGAGCGCAGCTACTATGCGACGCATAACCTTTGAGGTAACTGATGAACAGTATTGTAAGCTGAAGGATCATCTAGAGTACGGGCTAATGAAACGCTTCTTTGGTGCACTCGTAGACGACACAGTCGTCATGCTAGATGAGTTTGGTGACTTGTTTATAATAGCGGTGCTATCAAAGCGGGTGAGTTACCGGCAGATAATGGAGGATAAAAATGCTTTGGTTAAAAGTCAACCGTAACGCACAACCGAAGCACAACGTGCGCTGCCTGCCACCAGCTGCTCTCTGTACTACCAGCGCGGTCGTTTTTCTTCCGAAGGGTGGCGCCTTTTCCCTGCGCGAAGGGAGTGTTTGTCAAGGCACTGCCTCCAGCGAAGCGGCCTTGACAAGCAAACGACCGAAGTGCTATAATCACTAGCCACCTTGAGGAAAGGAACGAGCTGTAATTATGGCGAACATAGATGACCTATCCATTCCAAGCCTCGAATCTCAAGGCTTGCAATTAATTCTCACCATACGTGAGCGTAGACGATTCACGCCTGAGAAAGTACGCGAGAAGAAACTCCCGTCAGAAGCTATGCTCAATAAACTGAGCGATAAACAGCTCGCTGATCTATACTACACTCTAGCAGCCAAGATGCAAAAGGAGTTACTGTGAAACTAGGAATCCTGCGTGTTGTTCCGATGTCTCAAATTGAAGTTGATCTAGATGCACGTGGGCGTCAGGCTTATGGTATTATACCTGAACTTGCAGCGTCCATACAGAAGCATGGACTAATTCACCCCATTGCAGTGTACTCAGTAAATGGTGAGCCACCATATAAACTTGTTGCTGGTGGGCGTCGATTTATGGCTTGCACTGCACTGAAATGGGAAGAGATTAGTTGCCGCATATATGACACGCCAATGACCGAGCTGGAATTGAAGGCAGTTGAATTATTCGAGAATCTTGACCGTATGAATTTGAACTATGATGAAGAAGTGAAGATGAAAGAGAAGCTTCATCTAACACTGGTTGAAATTCACGGTAGGAAAATAGCAAAGACTGCAGATGCACCTGGACACTCAATACGTGATACGGCACGAACACTTGGTGTTAGTCATGCTACAGTCATACAGGATATGAAACTCGCTGAAGCAATGCGCATTCTGCCTGAACTTGAATTGGATAAGGAGAAAAATAAGTCAGCTGCCATGAAAAAGCTGACGCGATTTGCGAATGTCATCAGCAATAAAATGGCTGTGTCTGAAGCTAAGAAAGACGCCGTCCTTTCAGGCAGAATGACAAGCCCGGATGATCCACTCGCAGCCTACATAGTAGGAGATTTCTTCGAGAATAAACTCGCACCTAATCAGTTCAATTTTATAGAATGCGATCCGCCGTATGGAATTGATCTACCAGAGCAGCGAGCTGATGGTGAAACTGATTTCAGTTTGCAGCATGATTATAAGGAAATTTCTGGCCCGGATTATTTAATGTTCTTGAATAAGCTGCTCGAAGAATGCTACAAACTAGCGGCAGAGAATGCCTACATTATCCTCTGGTGCGGCCCGCAGCATTTGAATAGGGCACTGGACGCAATGAAGCGTGCAAAGTTCTCTACGGTTCATATACCTGGAATTTGGAAGAAAGGTGAGAGTGCTGGTCAGGCAATGGGCATGAGAACGAACCTTGGAAATGCGTACGAGATGTTTGTGTACGGGCGTAAAGGTAATGCAGAGTTACGCAAGCAAGGCCGCTCAAATATATTCGACTTTAATGGAGTGCCATCATCGCAGCGCATCCATCCTACTGAAAGGCCAAGGGCGCTAATGAAGGAACTCATTGATACCTTTGCTTGGCCCGGGTCAAATATACTAGTTCCATTCGCAGGAAGTGGAGTTACAATAGTCACGGCATTTGAACAGGGACATAAAGCCGTTGGCTACGATCTCAGTCAGAATTTCTACAATGCGTACGTGAAGCGTTTAGTTGAGGAGGTAACGGCTAAATGATAGATGCTGATAGAACACTTATATTACTTAGACAAATAGAATCTCTAAGTAGAGAAGGCAAATTAGTAATTGCTGGATCACTGATAGATGCACTATATCCGAAGCCTATTCCCGAAATGGATTTAGATATAGTATTTGCGTGCAAGCAAAAAGTGCTTAGTTGGATAGCACAACAACTAGGAGATAATGATGCCTTACGTTCCAGCTGATGGATCACTCAACTCCAAAATAGCTATTGTTGGCGAGCAGCCGGCAAAGTACGAAGCTAGATACAGCAAGCCATTTACTGGCCCCGCCGGTCGTAATCTAAATGAGTGTTTGCAGAATGCTCGCATACCACGAGGTGGTTGTTATCTGACGAACGTAGTGAAACAAACTGAGTTTGAATTAGAACGCTATTTTAATTTGAAGGGTAAGAATCCTGCCGCGACGCAGCTAGGAAAGGCGTGTATAGAGGAGCTACGTGATGAGCTTATGGATTGTCGCGCTAACATCATTGTGCCTCTTGGCAATACTGCATTGTTCGCTCTATGTGATAGAACTGGCATTAATAGTTGGCGTGGAAGTGTGCTTGAGTCTACGCTTTTACCAGGGCGCAAAGTCATTCCTACATTGCATCCAGCTGTGTATACAGATGAGAAGGTACTACAGAACCCAGCTGCATACCTGGCTAAATATCTAATTACTATAGACCTTAAGAAAGTCCGTAGTGAGTCTGAATTTCCGGAGATTCGCTTAGCGGACAGAAGATTGAGGATCCAGCCAAACTTCTATGAAGCGCTTACATGGCTGGAGCGTTGTAAGGTACGTGCTGAGGATGGTGGAATTGTATACTATGATATAGAGTTAACACCAAAGACCCAAGAACTGAGTTGTATTAGCTTCTGCACATCGCCCGATGATGTAATGTGCATACCATTTGTAGATGCAAACGGAGACTATTTTACTGCTGAGCAAGAATACAAGCTAATGTTGAGCATTGAAGAATTGCTCAGCAATTCCAGCTGGATGAAAGGGGGACAGAATATTATCTTCGATTCGCACTTTCTATTACGCAAGTATGGTATACGCACTCGTAATATTGTTGCTGACACTATGGTAGCTCAGCATATACTCTACCCAGATTTCGGAGGTAAAACGTACCGTGGAAAATCACTTGAATTTATTACGTCAATGTGGACGGATATACCTTACTACAAACGTGACGGAAAGTTGTGGCTCACTGGCATAGGCGACTACGCCAAGGGCTGGAATTATAACTGCCTAGATAGCGCAGTATGCGCTGATGCGTTTCCTAAACAGCTCACCGAGCTCGAAGAGCGTGGTAATTACGACTCGTATGAGCGACAAATAAAACTCATTGGACCTCTGAGTTATATGATGGAGCGTGGAATTAAAGTGGATAAAGAAGGAATGGAGCGAGCGTCCAGAGATGCTTTGTTAGAAGCTGATGAATTAACGCAACAAACGTTCGAGGTTATGGGCAGCTCGGCCTTTAACCTAAATAGCCCGCAGCAAGTAGCGGAATACTTTTATGGTAAGTGTGGAGTTACACCTTATTTAAATAAGAATGGCAAGCCTACTACAGATGAGGAGGCATTAACACGCATAGCGAATAAGGGATTTAAAGAAGCTAGTATGATCCTCGAGATTCGACGTTTACGTAAGAAGGCATCAACATTTCTAAATGTCGAGAACGTTGACGATGATGGTAGGATGCGATGTAGCTACAATCCAGTAGGTACACGATTCTCGCGGATTAGTTCGAGTGCAAATATATTCGGTACTGGTGGAAACTTACAAAATGTACCACATGATGTACTGAGTTATTACGTCGCAGATTCTGGATACGTAATTTATTCACTTGATATGTCGCAGATTGAGGCGCGCATTGTCGCGTACGTTGGAAACATCACTCAAATGAAGGAAGTATATGAACAAGGTCTGGATATACACAGACAAACGGGAGCACTCATTTTTAATAAGCCTTACGATGAAGTCAGTAACGCACCTGGATCGAGTACCATTGGTAATGGAACTTACAGTGAGCGCGATTGGGCAAAGCGTGCCAACCATGCTTTCAATTACGGTTTTGGTTACAAGTCTTTCAGCTTGCTATATGAAATCCCTGAAAAAGAAGCTAAGTTCATTTATGATAGATACCATTCTGCTTATCCAGGACTTAGAGGTGGATACTGGAAGTATGTAGAAGGGTTGCTTAAGGCAACCCGTACGCTCACTAATCTATTTGGTAGAAGAATTACGTTCCTAGGAAAGCTTGATGATAAATTGCTCAATGAAGCTTACTCGTGTATACCGCAAGGAACATGTGGAGACCTAGTAAATGAGTGGGGATTGAACTTCGTTTATTATAACTCAGATGCGTTGTTCCAACGCGTGGAGCTGTTAACTCAAGTACATGATTCAATTAGTATACAAGTGCCGCTGGATTTGCCACTGATAGATCACGCACGTATCTTGACTGCGATTAAGCGTTCTCTAGAACAGCCGCTGGAGTTCGGCAGAACCCAGTTTGTCGTGCCTGTTGATCTGGTAGTAAATAGTTGTCTCAACAAGAACAAAGGTATAGAGCTGAAAGGCACGAAGTTTAGTAATGATCCTCGTGTACTGGAAGTGTATTTACAGGACGCTATTCTAACACTGGGAGTTTAAGAAATGACAAACAAGGAATTTGCTAGATTCTGTAAATACTTCGTTGTAATGACAGACGACGCAGAACAAAGTCATAGAGTATGCTGGTTATGGATAGGTGCTTTAACGGAGGGATATGGATTTCTTAAAGTCAAAGGTAAGAATATAAGAGCACACCGACTTATGTATGAGCACGTATATGGTGAGATAAAGGAAGATTACGTAATACATCATAAGTGTCACAACAAGCGTTGTGTAAGCCCGTTTCATCTAGAAATGGTAACACGCGAACATAACGTTAGTGAAGCCCAAACTAAGACACATTGTAAGCGTGGACATGAGCTATCCGATGATAACGTACATATGTATAGAGACAAATACGGAAAGTTTAGAAGATACTGCAAGAAATGCGCTTCAAATTCAGCACGTAATAGATATGCGGCTCGTACTTTAGTTGATAAATTAACGGATGAAGATATAGCTAAATTGATGAGTCTAAAAGGAGAATAAGAATGGCGAGACACTTGAGTAATTTCCTGGATGCTTATCTCTACTTTACCGAAGAAACTGAGCCATGCGAGCTTTACCGCAAGTGGGTAGGAGTCAGCATTATTGCTGCAGCATTGCAGCGGAAATGTTACTTGCATTGGGGCTCGCAGATTTGGTATCCTAATCTGTACATAGTATTAACCGGTCCTCCAGGTGAGCCGCGTAAGGGTACAGCTATGGCTTCTGGCTACAGCATTCTGAGACCGCTCAATCTAAAGCTATCTGCAGACCGACTGTCACCTGAGTATTTTATAAAAGAACTCAGTGCCTCACTCACTACAACGCAGCTGGGCAATGGTAAGTTTATAAATCACTGCAGTATGACAATCTTCAGCAGTGAGTTGACAGTATTTCTGGGATATAAGAACTCGCAGTTCTTAGCTGATTTAACTGACTTGTATGATTGTAAGGATCCATGGGCGTACAGGACTAAAAATAGTGGGCACTTTGAAGTAACAGGTGCATGGCTAAATATGTTGGCTGCAACCACACCTGAGCAAATACAAGCAGCATTGCCAATTGAAGCAATAGGAGGTGGCTTTGCAAGTCGAGTGTTATTTATATTCGCTGATAGGAGAGGTAAAACTGTCCCTATGCCAATAGAGAACGAAGAACTTAAGGCGAAATTAAGAAGCGATTTAGAAGAGATTTCGTTGTTAGCTGGTCCATTTGTTGCTACAGAAGATTACATACTCACTCGCACTGAGTGGTATTTGAACGAGTCTCAGGAGAACCAAATAATTCAGGATCCAAGATTCGCTGCGTATTATAGCAGGAAAGCGAGCACTGCAACAAAGCTCAGTATGATACTCTGCGCGTCACGTAGCGACGATATGAAGCTGAGAGGTGAGGATTTCGTTAACGCAATCGATATGCTTAATGAAGCTGAGATACAAATGCCACGTGCATTAAGTGGCGTTGGTAGGAGTGATTATGCTGAGCTGCTTCCAATGGTAATGGAAGAAATACTGAGACATAAAGAGGTGACTATAAGGTATTTGATGAACCGATTTTCGCACGATACGACGTACTTCCATTTGATTAAGATGGTAGAAACACTTGAGATTATGGGCGTTTTGAGTTACGCTCCATTAACTAAGAAGATATATGCGAATCCTAACTTCGGGAATAGTTCGAGTGGAGAAAGTGCGGTTGTCAATTGAGGCCGGAAGACTCCGCTGGACCGCTGCTGATTATAGCACTTACGTTGCCTAATGCTGTCAAGGACCCGCTACGCTGGGGATCCTTGACAGCGGCAACTCCAGTGCAGAGAGTAGACGCGGTCCGGCGGAAAAATCTGCCGGCCTGGAAGTATGGAGAGTTGCTGGCAGCCGCACTCCCGTTGGTCGTGAGTATGGTTAAAATCTAACCATAAACTATCTTCTCTCACGTCTCTCTGAGCGTTCACGTCTCGCTCCTCTTGTTGGCTCCTGCGAATACCAGCCCATCAAACTGTCGTAAACATTCTCACCGCGCTTTTGTGCTCTAGTAAACTTACTTATTTGACGGGTGCCAGGTACACCTAAAAGTGTAGCTGTTGGTTCCCACCACGGCGGGCTGAGTGGATCATTTCTGTAGGCGCGTGCAGCATCTCGTGCTGTTTCTATTGCAGGCCCGGCTATTCCTTTACCGTACCTCATGCCACCTATAATAGGCAGTCTCTCTATTTGTCCTACCGCCAAATCAAGCGCAAGTTGTGGTAGTGAATGTCTAGCCTGCATTCCTTTCCGCACATCTTCAACAGGATCAGGTAACGCTGGTTGAATGTGCAGCAGTTTGTACAACTCGTTAATGATCTGGGTGATGATGAGGAATCCAATTACGTTGCGCATAAATCTCATATTACTGCGTGGTGCTCCAGGCTCTTCCCAACTGCCAGGACCACTGGCTACTCCACCTGGAGGTATCTGCCCACCACCTCCACCACCAATCTTACCTTTAGTGAGCACTTCGTCTCGCAGGAAATTGAAGTCACTAATCAAGAACGTCTGGAATTGCGTGACAAGTTTACCTAATGGGTTACGCTGTATGCCTGCAAGATCGCCTGGCATCGTACTTCCTTGCGTACGCACCACAAGATCGTCTGCGTAGCGTACAGCATCCTTATGATTGTATCCGACCTTCGGACTCGTGGCGAACTTGTAGCCGGCGTTCCACGTAACAAGTGCAGCTTCCATATCCAGCAATTCAATCAGCTTGAATCCTGGCCGGCCAACCATTTGCTGCAGTTCAGCTAAGTTACCTCTGCCTAAGGCACGAAATAATTCTCCTGGTCGTCTACCTACGAATGCACTAGTAACTTCATTGTAGGCATCAATGAACTTACGTGAGCTGAGTATCTCACTGTTACGTAATGCGAAATCCTTCTTCTTGCCTAGTGGTAAATCGGCTAACATCTCGAATGCTGATCCTAGTGTCTTTGGTATACCAAGTGTTTGGCTAGTATTTACCAATGTAGACAGCTGGATTGTACCTGATCTTATAAGCCCAGATAGTGTAGCGTACGCAACGTTCTTGTTGACAGTATTTAGTATCATCCGCTGCGTTGCAGTGAATTGCTTGTTTGTACCGGTTGCAATATAGTCAGTCCAGTTACGTAGCTCTTCATACAGGCCTGGTTTATTGTCCTTAAGTTGCCACGTCTCTTTACCAGTAACAGGATCAGGTAAGTTAGTTTCAATAAGCTCATGCATCTTCGCAATGAATGGACTCATGTGAATGTCCTTCAGCGCCGATTGAGCATAAGTATCAAGTATTTTTAGTGCGTTCATTTCGGCCGTGTAGAATGCATGCTTGCGTACAATGTACGGGAAGTTTGTTGCTCGATGTTTGATGTACTTTGCGTGCACAGAATCGGAAGTATCGCGGGCAAGATCTACTTTAATACCAAGCGCATTCAGCACGTTTATTGTGCGCGCGAAGGTTTGGTAGTCATCCACTCGTGCAAGTGGCTCACGTCCAGTTGCAGCACGTACTTCATTTACTCGATTATATAAGTAAGCATAAACACCATCAAGATTTGCCTGCAATCGCCGCTCAGCAGAAGTAAGCGGCTGAGGTGTGACCTTATTATATGTAAGTATTCGTTGCCCGTCTCCACCTTGACGCGCATAACCATTAGCGCCAATATTCTCTAGTGATTTTGAACTGAAGCCACGACCTAATTCTTCCATATCTGCGTGTAAAGTATTCAGCTCGGCATTCAGGTTCTTTTGTGCAGTGCGATACGCATAGTAGAGAAATTCTGTACCTGCTGCTTTGTGCTGGCGCAATGGTAGCTTTAAGTTCCACTCACCACCACCCGGCTTAATGTCACGTGCATTCTGAATGCCTCGCACCTCACTCTGCCACAAAGGTACGTACGTATTGCCACTTGCAACGCGCTGCTTAACAACTCTATCTCCTGGAATTACGTTCTCAGGATCGAAGCGCATATTACGCGGATTCGTTGAGTTTGGAGGTTCAGGATTATTGATACCTTCTAGGTACCGCTCAAACATTGCTACATCTTCAGGACGTGCACCAAACAGAAATTCTCGTACGTTCTTTCCTGCCTTACGCATATCAGCTTGCAATCGCTGAGCGGCCATACGTGCTTCACGAGACCAGTTACCTCCTATTGCACCTTCCTCACCAAGCATAGTATTCACATCATTCAGTATATCTATGAACGCCCTACGCTCAGACGTGTCAATGCCAGCTCTTGCTGATTCGCGCATAGCTTTGTAGTGAGGTATCAAATCAGCCGGCAATTTATCTGTAATATCCACGCCTTGCTCTATAGCACGTAACATTTCTTCTATTTGTTCCGGACCAATAGGTGATGTTTTACTCTCAACGTATGCACCTGCAGCGTCCTTAGAAATCGGGACAGCTCGTAGATCGTCACCACTGTTAAGACGAGCATCAGTCCTGACAACGTCCTTAGGAACGAGTTCATAGTTCCTGCCCTTCATTACGTATAAATCAAGGTCATTCTCTGCAGCAACACGAGTTGCTTCACGTATCAGTTCTTGGCCAGTAAACTCATGTGCACGCTCGATTGGTAGACCAGTAAAATCAGCTTGTGCTTGTAAGGAACGTTTTAATACCTGCCCTAATTCAGGGCTCGTTCTTCCTCGCTGTATCTCAAGCTCAATATTTGCAAGTGATGTACGGGCGTTCATTCCTCTAGTATCAACGAAAATAGCATCAGGCCTGCCTTCTATAGTACGTACTTGTATTGGTGCTGATGATATAAGCTCTGTGTACTTAAAGGGTAATATAGATGCCTTAGCACTGGGTTCTAAATTAGTAACGGATTTTATTTCAGTGAAACCAACATTCGTGACTACAGGACGGGTATATGCATAGTAAGCTGTATCCGCCGTACGTCTTGCTACATCTTCAGGCAGTCCCATACTGATAAGAGTTTGTCTCAGTTGTGATGGTCGCACTCCTTTACTAAAAGCATCCATGACGTCGGCCAGATTCATGCCTATTTGCTGCAGTGTTTCTTGAATTTCTTCTTTAAATGACTCTACATTCTTACGCACGGCGCGTTCTTCAAAAACGCTTTGTTCTGCTGCGGCACGTGATTCTGGAGTACTTGTCTCATATATAGGTCTACGAGTGGGCCTATTTATAAGAGGCTCTGTATCTGGCGCTTTCACTACCTTACGTTTACGTTTAGGCTTCTCAATGACAGGAGATGTATCTATTACTGGTTCTGCAGGTGCAGGTATTTCTACTTCAGTTCCTGCCGGTGCGTTTTCTAGTACAGCTTCAGTTGCTGCTTGCTGAACAGCTGGCTTATTGACGGTATAATAACGAGTGTAATTACCTTGCTTTACTTGAGTTATACTACCTTCATTCAGAAGATTTTGAATTGCTTCATTAACTTCACTACGTGCAAACCCCACTCTATTTACTATAGCTTGTATTGTAGCCCCACCTTCCCGAGATAGAAAATCCCTCACTGCTCCACTAACATCTGAAACTGGCATTTCAGATAGCTCAGATAAACTGCTCTCCACAATTCCTCTTTCAGACTTCGCAGCGCGTACTTTTTTAAGTTGTGGTATTAACTCCTGAATTGTTTCCTCATCTACACCAAGCTGCCGTAATCCACGCTCTACGCTTTTCGCGTCAGTATTAAGAGCTTCACGTTTCAAGTTTGCTAACGACGTTTTACGATCAGCTGGACTTGTTTCCTCATTTTGAATTGCTTCTATTGCCGCGAACGCAGGCCCTCTATATTCAGTGCGAGTAGGAGTTATTACTTCTGGAGCCGTAGGCGATACCGCAGCTACTGCTGGAGTCTCGGGTGAAACTGGTGCTGGTACAGTTTCAGGAGCAACAGTAGCTGCAGCCTCAACACGTGGTGTTTCGATAGGTGCAATTTCACGAGTCGGTCTTGGTGCCTCAGGCGTAACAGGAGCTAAAGCTGTCTCACCTCGCACTACAACTTCAGGCTGCACTGGCCGCTCAGCAGTCATAGTTGGTGCTGCACGCTGAGGTTCAGGTGCGCGTTGAGCTTGAGGCTCAGCTGACCTTGGTGCTTCAGGTGTAGGAGCAGCAGGTCTTGCAGCTTCAGGCGTTGGTGTTGGGCGCGTAGGCTCAGCAGGAGCTCTAGGTGTACCTTGTGGTTTAGGTACGCGGCCTAAGCGCTCTCGTAAATCCGTCATGATACTGCCTCTATTTGGATCAGCTGCCCATTCATCCGTTACACGATCTAGCTCTGATTTGTACGCACGCAATTCAGCTGGATCATATACTATATCTGCAGCAGCTCCACCACCAGCTGGCCCTTCATCCGGCGGCTTAGGTCCTCGTGGTGGCATGCCGACTTCACGATCAGCTTCATCTCTAAACTTTCCACGAGCTTCTTCAAGCGCGTTATTTAGTCGAGGATTTTTTGATGCTGCATTCGCAAGATCTTCTGCAGCTGCTGCGGCTTGCGCGTCAGTTGTAGCACGTGACATACGAGTTTTGTATTCAGCAATCTTTGAGCGTATTTCTGGAGCAGCTTTGCGTACGCCCTGATCTAGCTTGTAGAATAGATAAAGTTCAGTGGCAAAGCTAAGCACTCGAGCTGTATCCTCGTTAAGTACGCCTGTTGCCACAAGTGCGCGACCAGGTAGTTCAGCTACATCCTTAATTAAACCGGTTACAGTGCCTACAGCTTTATTTACGTTCTTTGCAATATCTGAGCGTGGTTCAGGAGTTAGTGACGTAATGCGCTGATCCATTCGGTTGAATATATCACGGTAATGAGTTTTACTTTCGGGCCCACCGGCCATTGGTCCGCCACGTGCAACACGTGCAAGTTGAGTATTCAAAATATCGCTAACTGCAGTTGCAGCACCAAATGCAAATGCTCCAGCACCGGCGAGTACATTACCACCAGCTTCGGCAATATCGCGCACAAAATTCGTGGATCGTTGCAGCGTACCATATAATCCAGGAGAGTATTGTCGCGTCGGCGTTGCTCCTGGTGCTCCAGGCTGAAGGTCACGTCTGCTAGTATAACGCTGTGACTCTGGAGCTTGAGTAGGAACTGTGCGAATTCCACTAAAACTTCCAGTGCCGGTATATTCGCGTGTTGTATCTGGTACTAATTTTTCAGCTACCGATCCAATAGCTGAACCAACATCACTTGCTATTTTGCCAGGATCTATACTAGGTAGATAGCCAGAAATTCCTGTGCCTGATGGTTCTGCAGGCGGCACGTATTGAGGCGGCAATTGACCAGGGCTGAGCCTCTGCTCAGCGGGTAAGCCGCTATTATAGTTATTTAATAATGCTTCATTCAAGTCCGGCTTCTTAGGAGCAAGCGGCGTTTTGCCTATTCCTAAGCGTCCAAGTAATTCTTCATTTTCTGGCTCACCTTGAAGAAGGTAGCGTTCTACGTCAATAGGTGCGACTGTTGACATTTACGTTTCCTCTGCTAGCGGCATTTCTCCCTGCAGGTGCAAGAGAGTGTAGTTCCTTTGTGGAGAACCTGCTAGAGAAAAATGCGGGGCCATTTTTCTCTTGCAGAACCTCCAGTCGTCACAACACGGGAATTGCCCCTGCTGGGAAAATGCCATCGCGCCGGTAGCACAAGAGAGATCAGCGGCACTAGGGCTCCCGTTGGTCGCAGCTTCATCTCCAGCTATGGTTAAAATCTAACCGTAACAATCTTACTCTTTGGGCCTGAGTTTCCAGGGTATCGGCTGCTTTAAGCTTGGATAAAATACTTGCTCAAGGTATTGTTGCACGTTCATTGCGCCACTAGGGTAATTCTGAGCTGCGTCATAAACCTCTTGGGCCGTATAGCGATGACCATCTACAGTAGGCAAATCTATCTTCTTCATTCGAGTACCTGAATAGATGCGGCCAGGATTATCCTCAAAGATATACACGTACGGCTGTTTGCTTGTCGCATGAAACAGCTCAGCTTCAGGTGCTAATTCACTCTCATCGTACGAGTTCTGTAGTGCATAGCCACCAGGTCTCTTCGAGCGTAGATTCTGTTCTGCATCTGTTGCTACTTTCATCTCAGTGCGAGCATCCGTGCGCGCTTTAGCTATTTTCTCTGCACGCTCTTTCTCGAGCTGCATCATCTTCTGTATATTCTCGTTACGCTCTTGAGCAAGTGTCATTCCTTTGGCTGAGAACTCCTGACCACCGATCTTCAGCTTTACGTATTCATCATTCTGTTTATCTAGCAGTGCAGCCTCTCTCGGATACAGTTGACGGATGCGCTCAGCATTGGCATTGCTGGCATTAACAGCTGCCATACTTTGCTCAATATTAGCTCGTATGTTCTGCTTCTCTAAACCGAGCAGCTCAGTAACGCGGTTTGATTGTGCTTGATACAGGCCTGTCTGTGCACGCTCCTGTGCAACGCGTTCTGGCAACAGTGTTTCGGTACTGATTCGCTGAGCACGACTCGCACCAGCTGCTTCACGTGACTGGTCAATATCCGCAAGCATCTTAGCGGCAATGTGAGGCTCTTCTGCACGTAACCGTGCTGCCTGCGCTTTATTCAAATCACCTGAAGTTTCACGGTACGCAATCTCACTTTGTACATTACGTGCCTGTATAATGTCCTGCACGCTGCGTAGTCGCAGTGCTTCTCGTTCTGTGTCGAGTCGGCCCATAGCTGCAACCTGTTCTGGATTAAGCCCCGCAAGACTTCCACTTTCAAATCCTCCGGGGCTTAGTAGAAAGGGGCAATATCTAGTATGCTGGGATCACGTCTAGCTGCAGCAGTTCTTATTGGTGCTGGTGCATTAGTTACGGGAACTGGAGCCGTAGTAGCTGGAGTAATCACGGGTGCTGTCTGTGTACGTGCAGGTGGCTGAGCTGGTGCTACGTTAGTCGGTCTGGTTGCTGCAATGTCACGAAGCGTATTTGAGAATGCACCGTACTCCGGCGTGCTCGTAATATTTCGTGGCTCAGGCAAGTTGAGGTCGAATGTGTACGAGCCAGATGGCGTTGCCTTAACGCTGTTCAGACCAGGACGGTCTGGCTTCGTGATGCCACCGTGCAAGTCAATAAGCTGTTTAATTTGTGCTGATCGCGCCGCGTCGCGTTTCTCGATGGCAGATTGAGCGGCTTTACTGCTAATCATATTTGCAGCGGCGGTACCAATTACTCCACCTGCACCCTCAGGGTCCATTTGCCTACCCATGTTCGCGAGCAGTAACTGGAAGTTGGGATCACTTAACATACCGCTAAAACTCCACGGTTGCTGTGTGGCTGCTGAACCTTCTGCCATGATAAATTCCTTTGGTTAAAGTTTAACCACAACGCACCGACGCGCAGTATAGCGCGCCACTGACTCTCTTGGTACTTCCCACCGCCGCAGCCTTTCCGATCGGGCCACCCATCCCTTCCACAGCGTAGGGTAGCGCTTGTCAAGCATCCCAGCGGAGCGGATGCTTTACAAGCAAGCGTACCGAAGCGACAATCCCACGGGTGGCACGAGAGGAGCTAAGGCGCTAAAACAATACATCGCCTACAACTAGCGTACCCTTTGAGCTATGATCAGACCACGGATTAATTGCTACATATAATTGCCACCTGTATGTGCCAGCAATGTTCAATACTCCTGCCTCTACTACGTACTCAACACGTCCGTCAGTTCCATCCGTAATATTAGTGAGCGGCTTTACTACCTGCGTGCCATCAGGCTTCACTAACTTTACTTGTTTAGAGCCAGCTGTAGATACGTCTAGTGTTTCACCATTATCTAGTACTGTCCAACGTAGCTTCACACCTACAGCATTTTTATGAATGTCGTACATATTATAGCTCCACTAGAACCAGCGGTTCTTTGAGAACCTCTGCAATAAGTTCTTTTTGTAACGAAACTGTTGCAGTTTCTTCTATCTGCACAGTGACAGCTGTGATGTAGTCTTTGTTTCTGCTTACATTTGCCGTCTCGTTTAACGCTTGAATAAAGTGCGCTGGCCCAAGCTCAATAATCTCACCGTATCCAACACCGGGCGTAATTAACGGAATGAATCCACGCGTTACAATATGTGGTATTGATTGTAACTGAGTTACAATGTACTGAATAGCCATTAGCTAGTCCGTATACGCTGTGTTGGATTAAGCCCATTATCCATCGTGAATATCATTGCGTCCGTTGTACCGTCAAGTCGTTTTGCTTTAATTAAGTTAGACTCAATAACAAACTGCGATAATGTAGACCACATCATAAACAGCAATTGATCCCGAGTAGGAGCGGCTCCGTCGGCGGCATAAGATTCGGTTAATGCAGTAGTATTAAGTGCTCCAATATTTGTTAAGTCATTATTAGTAAGCATCACTGACGGTGCGTCAAAGAATACCGAACCATCACCCCACTCAAATTGTGGGTCGCTCCACAAAACAAGAATTTTGTCTGCAGTCATTTCAGTTGCAGACAATGACACGGTAATGCACCCGCTTCCTGCTGGCGTCTCGGTTGGTAGTGTTGTTAAATCAACTGGTGCTCCAGCGTCCTTACTTATCTTAAAATCACCGGCAGCAATTGTAGGTGTTTTCTTTATACGGCCAGGAACAAGCGTATCTAAGAGCGTTATTCTAAATGAGTAAGCAACGCCGCGCTGTGGATTTGGCACTGATTATTCCTTTCGGCGACAATCACGCACTAGTTCAACTTGCTTATCTAGGCACGTAATTAATTTCTCGTAAAAAGTACGGGATATTTCCTGCGAGCGATTAAGTGCTCCAATAAGCCACCAAACAACTATAGTACCCATTAGTAATAGTGTTAGCGATACTATAGGCCCGCCCTCACGTAGGACAGGAAGTATAATACTTAACCATCCACGTGCTCGTTCTGGCTGCATGACTTTAGTCTCTGTTGATAAGAACGCATAACTGCACGACAATTATCGCAGCGCGCATACGAGCCAGATACTTTAGCAATGGTGCATTGCACGCATAACTTAGCTCGTTTTAATTGCTTGTAACGTTTACGCTGATAAATTCGGTTATCCATTACGCAACGTTCGCACTTTCGATTTGAGAACAGCGATTTTCTACCACAATTAGCGCAGCGTTTCTGCCGTATATAAATAGCACGTTCGGCTGCTCTAGCCATAGTTAGTTTACCTTACTGCAGATCATAGTAATTACACCTTTAGCGCCTAATTCGCCTGCACAATTAAGAATTAAATCTCCAGATGGTGGCGGTTCTGGTAAAGGTGTAGTACCAAAAACATATGCGCCTAAATCAGGTGGCTGCGTGTAGGGCTGTCCTTGTACGTCACTTTCTACAGCAACAGTTATTCCAGCTCGTATCGCTGGCGAATTTGATTTAAGTGTCAAATCTCCACTTGCAGAGTCGGTGTATATATTCTCTACAGGTGCAATTAGCGTAATACCAGTGTTACCACTTTTATCTGACATGTTGTGGTGATTTTTATCCGGGTTTGGTGATACGCCTGCAGAATTGCCCAGCGATAAATAAGCATTTTTTTGTTCAGTAATCAGATTATTTACTACTGTAAATCCACTGCCATCTCCTGAAGTTGTCCAGATACCAGTAGGATCATCGTTCCATCCAGCTTCTTTCCATCCGTGAATTGTATTGTTAGCAATTAATCCGGAACCTGATAGTGTAATTCCTGAACCGTTGTGTTCAAGTAGGTTTGATGCTACTGTACAATCTGATCCTGCACAGCGGATACCAACACTGCTATTGTGACGTACTATATTACGCTCTATCTTTATTCGCGAAATTCCTCCGCCCTCACACGATACGTGAATGCCATAGTAAGAGCAATATTCTACGCGATTATCACTAATAATTTGATCCGTACCGCACACGTACATTCCGTGCGGACAGCCACTTGGCGTAGGCTTATTGTCGCTATGGGGGCATTCTTTAAGTCCAGTGTGGTGAATATAGTTATGCGTAATAGTTAAGTATTTACTAGTACTGCCGCCCTTAATTTGACCATCGGCTAATTCATTTCGCGTTATAGTAACGTGCTGTGCATTGCCGATGTATACACCACCAACAGAACCAGCATTACTATGACGTACTATTCTCAAACCCTCGACGTGAATAAACCTCGCGTAATCTAGTAACGTAATTGCCGAACCACCACCAGGAAATTGTTTACCTGCTGGTGAAAGAACAGCATTTCCAGCCGCAATTAACTTAGTAGGCTGATCCGGATCTATACCATTAACTATTGGATAACAGGGTTGTTGCACAGCAGAATCACCACTAGAGCAGGCACGGCTATTAGATTGCTGCGAGATTAGCAATTCGTTGTACGTACCCGGGCCGATAATTAGCGTATCTCCAGAAGATAAGCATTGTAAGCCAGCATTAATTGAAGCACGTGATGTAGCTGGATTTTTCGCTTGCTCGCATGTATGACTATCATTACCTCGTGGTTTACGTGTTGCCTGTTGACTTACGTAATACGTTTCGTAGGCATATACTTCTGCTGATAAAAACAGTAGTAGTATAATGCTTATCATACGCGCGCTCCCTCAAGCACTTTAATACGTGCCGACAATTCTTGTAGTGCACCTACAAGCCACGGTACGAGTTTACTAAAATCAACTTGCTGTGGCTTGATACTGCCATCCTCATTGAGCGCATCAGGTTCGCCTGTAACAGCTTCTGGAACAACTTGCTGTAATTCATGCGCGGCAAATCCATGCCCTTCTTCACCGGTAGATTTCCATAAAAAGCGAATTGGATTGAGCGATATTATACGCTCCAGGGCGCCGGTGAGTGGGGCGATGTCGGATTTGAGGCGGGCATCACTGGAGGTGGCGTAGGTGGTGCTCGTGGCATTGGCGATAATGTAACCTACTACTGCCGCAGCGGTATTGCGAAAGACAATGGACGAGTTGCCAGACGTGTCGTCGCCGTAATTCTGAATTATCAAGCCATGACTGGTAGGCTTGTCAAACAGCATAAATACCTTCGCATTATTGCTGACATCTGTGGTGCCAAGCACAATGTTTCCCTGGATATAGTTTGCGGCGCTGCCCTGCATAAAGAGTTGCCAGCGACCGCTGCCCACCGAGAGATTCGAGTTAAACGCCGTCAGCGGACTACCTGCCGTATCGCTGACAGTATGCTGCCGCGCGTTCACGTTTTGCTGGCCGGTGATGTCCCCGCTGGCGATGAGCGTATTCAACGTCGCACTCCCCCCCGTAATCGCCACCGCATTCGCATGCTGCTCGGCCATAGTGCCCAAGCCTAAATTATTACGTGCTGTCGCAGCTGTCGTTGCGCCAGTACCACCACCACTAATACTCAGCGGCATACTTTGCCCGTTCCACAACGTCGCATTGAGCACACTTGTTGGATATACGTCAACAGCCATCTTTGCACTCCTGCTGCACTTTCTTGAGTGCGGTAATTCCACCATCAATTCTGTGCAGCGTGATTTCGAGATACGCAACACGCTCACGTAAACGCAGCAATTCATTTTCACCAGCAGTAAATTCGTCCTGGAGACGGCTAATTTCTTGTGTAATTAATTCAAGCATGCTGGAGTTCCTCTATCATCGTGAGCATTTCTTGCATGCTAGCAATAACGTAAGGCAGCAGTTTTGAGCTATCCATTTGTTGCGGCATGATATTACCGCTTTCGTCTACAGCATCAGGTTCACCAGTGATGGCTTCGGGAACCAGGTGCTGAATCTCGTTAGCAACAAATCCCACGCCGCGTGAGTTATCACTACGCCAGCGCCAAGTACGCGCTGGAATCTGGCGCAGCACGTCCAGGGCGCCGGTGATGGGGGTAATGGCGGTTTTGAGGCGAATATCGCTGGAGGTGCTGTACGCGGTCGCTGTGGCAGTCGTACTGATGGAGCCCACTTCCGCTCCAGAGGCATTGGTGAAAAACAGAGCTTTGGCGTTGGTATCTGTCGATGGCTGCACCTGGATACCGTACTGCACCCCGCTGGCGGTATACGCCACCGTGATAGCCCGAGCGCTGAGTGGACTGGCCTGCATGCCAACAGTTCCGGCAAAAT